TCGTCGCACACTTCGCCGGCTTCGCCAGCTAATCCTAAGGCAAATCCAATTACCGCTGCACCCGCTTCAGGACCTTTTTCTAAATGTGCCGCTGATGCAAACTTTTGATAATTATCAATAAAATCGCCCATAATTATTCCCCCGTTCTCCCGTGATATTCAATCAAGCGATCAATATACCACTTGGCTTTGTTAAGATCTTCAATCCCATTCTTGTGTTTATGGCGCAATAAATATTTAACTGATATTGCTACCAAAAATCCTTCGTACCCATTAAACGCGGGGTCCGAAACAATATCTTCCATGATTTCAATTGCCTCGCGTCGCGCTTGTTTATAGTGATCAGGATTAATTGCGTCATTTTCCACAAATCCCATTTTCGTCATTTTTTCCATGTTTTAATTCCTTTACTTTCTTTTATTTTTTGCATATTTTACCGGATCGGTTACACCATTCATCGCAAATGCTTTTTGTCGATCTATACATGTCGAACATTCGCCGCAGTGCACTTTTTGACCTTTATAACAAGACCAGGTCAAATGATAAGGTGCATCTAATTCTAAACCGAGTTTTACTAAATCGGCTTTCCGCTTCTTAACAAACGGTGTTACCATTTTAATTTTTTTACCGCTACCTAACCATAGCGCTCGTGCCTGATGCCTCACGAATTTTGCAGAGGTGTCAGGATAAGCCGCTGCACCTCCGTCATCTGCGTGTGCACCATAATATAAATCAATTTGTTCTTGTTTGAAAATGGATAGAGCAATTGCAGACGCAGCGCTTAAAAACATCCCGTTACGATAAGGCACATATGTGACCAGAGGCTCACGTTTGTTCTGAGCCTGGGATTTGTACGATCCTTCTGGTATAAGTGTTGCTGATTGAAACATAAGGGCGTTATCGCTGTATTTAAATATAGCATCCATATCCACGAGTATGTTTCTTACACCGTAATATTCGCTAACATTTATAGCAGCGGATATTTCGTTGCGATGTTTTTGTCCATAGTCTGCGGTTATAGTTAACACGTTTGCTCGGCCATAATTTTTAACAGCATAGGCAAGTAGTGTCGATGAATCAAGACCGCCTGATAATAAAACCACCGCTTTATTTTTTCTCATGTTTGTCTCCCCTTTCTTCAGGTTTATTCCAATTCATCCCCAGGTCCTTCACCGAGGTCTATATAGGCTTCTTCCCTCGAATCAACTTCATTATAATAAGTTATTTCTCTAACGACCACTTTGACTTTTAAATTGTTTTGCTGAAGCATTGCTTCTTTAACCGCTGCCGCATTTCTTTGTGCTTCTAATAAACTTTTGTAAGCCGCGGCATCTTCTTCATCGTTGGTTAATAAAACCATTTTACCAACCCCGTGAGCATTAAGGACGGAAATAATATCTAACACGAAGAACCTTATTTTGTCGTTACCTGTTAACGCACGATATTCGTGTCTCCGCCGCGTAATAGGGAATTCAACCGCGGTTATTTCTAAATAATAACTCATTTGATTAAACTAACACGAATTGCTTGATAACGGCCGTCTTCACCTTTTGTTAGGTCAAAGTCAACTTTATCACCGGGATCAAAACTTTTCGGCCCTTCCTGTAAAACTCCAGTGTGGTGCACGAAGATATCACCTTCGTGCTCCCCACTTGTAATAAATCCGTAACCTTTTTCGGTATCAAAAAACTTAATTTTTCCTACCATAATCTTTAAACTCCTTCCACTACTGGTCCGATGGTCATAAAGGTACCGCCTTTGGAACCTTTTTTCACGTTCAAAGTACATTCGACGTCGAGGATATATTGTTCAATTAAATCTTCCGTGATTAACGAAATATCATCAATTTCGTAACCGCCTAAGAATGTTGATAACGTCCGTTTAAAACGAGCCCATGCGTCAATTGTTTTTTCGGGAGTATCGCTTTCGAGAATTTGGTTAACCCACACGTGACGGTTTTCATAATCTCCGTCATTTAGAATAATTAATTCCCATACCGCCATCGGTTTTTGTGTCTCACGCGTAAGACGTGCTTCTAATTTGTGAACTTTACATAAGTAAGTTCCTTCTGGTAATTCGGCAAAGGAATCAGGGAGATTACCTTTTTCCAAGCCCGCCTTAACAAGATCTGTTAAGTGCGATAAATCAATGTTATCAAATAATGCCATAACTATTTATTTCCTTTCTTCGCATTAGCAATTTTTTCTGCAATTTCTCGATGAATACGCGCAATTCTTTCTTGCTGCGTTTCTGTAACCGGGACACTGCTTTTTGTCGGTTCAACCTTTTCAACCGGTGTAGGTTTAACTTCCTCTTTTTTAACCGGTGCAGGTTTAACTTCAACTTTTTCAACCTTTTCAACCTTTTCAACTTTTTCAACAGGTTCCTTAACTGGTTCAACTTTTTCAATAGATTTCTTAATTGGTTCAACTTTTTCAATAGGTTTCTTAACTGGTTCAACTTTTTCAACAGGTTTGGCGCGCGTTTTGGTAAGTTTGTCTTTATAATCGCTCGCGGTTTCTGTCATCATTTCTGACGAATCCGCTTTTACAAAACTACCCGCATTTGCAGGATCGGCTAAACGATCAAATAATTCGCGCACGCCCTCATAGGTGAGTTCGATATCTTCCAGCGCCACTGGAGTGCCATCAGTATCAGTAAACCGTGTCACACGGAATTCTTCTGACTTCGGTGTCAGAGACAACATGCGCACTGCAGTGCTCTCTTGGGTTCGCTCATTCGTGACATCTTTCCAATAACCACGTAATGTGAACCCTGTCCCGCTCAATGGTTTTAAAAACTTATCGTCGACGTTCGGGGTGTAAAAAGTATACTCCCTCCCTACCCGGTCTTTGATAGTAAGCTCCTTCTCGTGTGAGAGGAGAATAACATTAACTGGCAGCGCCCGTAATCTGTTAATTTGTGTCAAAACCTCTGAACGAATCATCTTATACACTTTACCAAAGGGTATATCACCTTCGTCTTGTATATTAAATTCGCGCAATTTAGCAGTTCTACATAAGTTATAAACACCTTCGAGTAAGTCAACAACAATTGTTTTGAACCCTCCGCCGTTAGTCATAACTAATTCTTCGACGATATTCACAAAACTGCTTGCGACGGCTTCTTTATCGCTGTTACCAGGATGTGAATACCAATGTTTAACAACAACCCCTGCAGCATCTAAATATTGTAAGTTGCCATCCGTGTTTAAAAATAACGGATCAGGGAATTGGTTTGCCCAGTAGGATTTACCGAATCCAGGCGGCGCATATAATAATATTTTTAATGCGCTGTTTGCCTCGCGCTTTACGCGAGAAACTTTTGGTAAAATACTCATAATTTCATTTCCTTTCTTTCTTTTACTCTTTTATATCGTGATCCGGTTTTAACAACCGGTTCATAATAACTTTAACTAATTCGTCGTCATACGAGTGAGACACGTGAAGAGGGTGTAATATTGAATCTTCCTTTCGCACCTCTTTAAACCAGCTTATCGTTTTTTGAAACGATAAATGATTTTCTCGTGAACGGATTTCGTAAGTATAACTTTCATCATAGAGCGAACCTTTGATCTTATCATAAATAATATTTTCATCGTGATTGCACTCAATGGCATACAAATCATACTCTTTAATGTCTTGTAAATGCCGAATCATATTCGTGTCCGTGGCGTGAACGATCTTATAACCATTATTAATAATTATTGAATAACCGACGTTTGGCACATCGTGGAATAATGGTAATACTTTGATTAGATACGGACCGGCGACATATTCTTTGCTCGTTTTCGTTATTATAACGCGCGTATGAGGCCTTTTAAGCGCTAAAAATTCTTTTTTCATATAATTCGGTACCATCCATGTAATTTTTGGATATAACGCGCATATTGTAGCGATCGTCGACGGAGCGAAATGATCGCCGTGAATATGTGTGAGTAATACGAGCTTCACTTTATCCAGGTACGGTTGTAATGTTTTAAAAGGCAGTCCACAATCAACCATTATCTTACCTTCATCATATAATACTGCGTTACCCGCGGAACTTGAACCAATAACTTTAATCATTTCTTACTCCAAATCATAATCATAATCATTGATTAAAAGAAATTCTAATAATTTTTCAAGCTGCGAAGGAGTCGCTTTGACGGTCAATGAATAATGAGACAATTCTTCGACCTCGATAACAAAATCTTCTTCTGCTTCTTCTACTTCTTCGGGCGTTGTAATTTCTTCTACTTTATACATTTCACGCGCAAGTGCTTCGCGCGCTTCGCGTTCTTTAATTTCTCGTGCTAATTGTTTTTCAACAGCAATATCATTATTTAGTTGTGTAATGGCCTCGACCAAATTAAAATTAGTGCGTAACCAAATTGCATATAAACGCCCTTCGTTTTCACCGTAAGTTTTGATTATATTTAAACTCTTGAGGATATCATCGATGTAGTTATCAATTGATAACCGAATTTGTTTTTTATTCGCATAATTAATTCGAATTTGATCAAACTCAATTACACCGGGGTTGTTAACCGCCAAGCGCTCATTAAGGTATTCGAGAGCGTAATCTTTTAGTTCTTGATCCTGCTCACGCTGAATCTTATCAATAGCCTCTTTTAATGTTTTATCGGTTTCGTCGTAAAGAGTTTTAATTTTTTTCTTGTATTCTTCTTCAAAAACATTATAGTCCTTTAAAAGCAACTCTTTAATTTTTTTGCGCTGTTCTTCATAATCTTTAATTTCTTTATTTAAATTGGCCCGGGTATCTTTTAATAATTTCTTATTTTCTTCCGTGGGTTCAATCTCTTCGATTCTTAATTCAGCAATTCTTTTCTTTACAACAAGTGCGAGCTCATCGACTGATGAACGTATTGTGGGCACCGCGGTGATTCTGATCACGTCTGGTAGTTGGGTCATAACATTTACTCCTTTATTCTTTATATCTTTATTATATATGAATTGTTTTCATATGTCAAGCAAGGTAATTATTTTTTTAATTCTTTTTCTTATAATTTTATTATACCGTAAATAATATTAAAGGTCAAGCGATATTTCTTTTGTTTTTGCCTCTTTTAATTTAAAATGTTCGCGCACAAGTGATTTGTAACCGAGTTTATGTAATTCGTCATAACTCATCTTACCCCCGACTTCTTTACATTTCTTTAATAAATACAATTCAATCTCTTTAAATTCATCGTCACCGGCGCCGATGACGAGCGGGCTATACCATCGTACCCATCCGCGCTCGCTTTCGCTACCAGTCGCATACAACTTGTCATTTATACCTCTCAAGTATGTTCTTAATAATTGCCGCCGCGTTCGTTTTAAACCAATTTTATCAAACTGATAATTGAACCAGTGCGCGCGACGTCGGATCGAACTCTTTATCTTCTTAACTGCTTTCCTGCTAATACGAATATGATGCTTATTTATGGTGACACCCAGAAAAGTTACTTCGTTAATACCACTATCAGTTTTGTTTTCATTTGCTCTTAGAGCGCGCTCATTGAGCGCAGAAGTAAATAAATCGATATCGCGCGAAAGTTTATTTTTGTTTTTAGCCATAATTAAAATGTCGTCGGCGTAACGGAAATAAATTACTTTCGCGTGATCCATTTTTTTATCGAGCGGGGTTAAATATATATTCGCCAATAGGCCTGCGGTTGGTAACCCAGCGCCCACACCTTCGGGGATTATGTTAATTAAATCATTAAAGAAGTTTATTAGTTTTTCGTCACCGGCGAAAAAGTCTTTTATTTCTACCCGTAATTTTTCCTGATTTATTTGGTTGAAAAAATCCTTCAAGTCGGTCTTATAATAGTGAGGGGTATTCACAAATAATTTTTTTACTTTTTTAATATTATAATTCACTGACCGACCAGGAATATAAGCGATCGCTGATCTGCTGAATTTATTTATATATATATTATTATTAAGGATCACCCAGTTTAAGAACTTCAAATACGTCTGGTACGGCTCAGGAAAAGTGAACACCGTGCGGGGTTTATCGTTGCGGTATTTCTTAAGTATCTTTTTTCGCGGTGCTGGGAAATCGAAATCAACTTTAATTTTGTCCTCAATTATGTTCGTGACGGTTTTGGTTGCGGCAGCGTCACGGGTGATGCGTTCAGGATCCGTTAAGTGTGTGTGGAACGCTTCCCAAGTGTTTTTGTCGAAAAATAAATCAATAATGCTCATAATTTTTACCTCATCTTTATTATATATAGAAAGTGAAGAAAGATCAAGGCTTATAATAGATAATTTTTTTGTTGCTGTGAAAAGCGCTAAAGTGGCGAGAGCGTTAAGAGAAAATGAGAAAAAAGTGTGAGAAGTAAAAACAAAAAATAAATAAAAGTCAAGAATTTTTGAAAGTCTTCTATATATATATTTATAATATTTCTCTCTCTCTTTGCGATTTTCTGGGTTTATATTTTCTATATTATATATATTATATATATAATATAAATTTGTTTTTCAAAAACAGCGCTTGTTGTATATTATATTTATATAATATACACCCAAATATAAACCCAGAAAATCGCAAAGAGAGAGAGAAAAATTGTAATTGCTATAATAGGTCATAGATTGACATTTTACAAGTTTTTGTATATTTATTTAAAAAAGCCTATTTTCCTTGACATTAGGAAACAAATACATTATAATATTAATAAGAAACAAAGGATTTACAAAGAAAACATGGCACACACTAAAGACACTGAAAACACGGAAAACGCGCACGTAATTCCCGCAGGAAACTCGCTCGCTAACCCCTCGCCCACCGCACGTGACGAAATAGCCGGCGACTTGCAAATCAACCGCGACGAGGTTGAGGTATATTTCAACTACTATGAAATTAATAACCGTTTTCCTATTCGGACTCTTACGAGCAAGGAAACCGATTTTGCACGGGCTATTTATAATATTAAAGTAATGAGCAAGCTGGAAATTCTTGATCATCTCGCGCGCTACAACATTCTTGAAGAAGATTTTCATAACGACCCTTTGAGCTTGGCCCGCGCGATTGCCGGATTAAAAATTGACGATGATTATTATTTAATGATTAAATGGTATCCGTATTTATTAGAGCCATTTGTTATGTATGGTAATAGTACTGCGCCGTTATTACGCCCGCTAACTAAACCTGAATTATTTATTATTATATCAAATATAGCGATCGGTAATTCGATGATCCCTAACCAGAAAGTAGAGATAAAAGATCAAATGAACGCCGTGCAAAAACTCATCGATGCTTATGCCTTAATACCGCAGACGCAGGAGCATCTTAACGAGGAAGATTTATATCAAAATCTAAGCGTAAAAGAGCTGAAAAATATGGCCCGTTTATTAGAATCATCAGAGCTACAACAAAAACTTGCTGCCGATAAAAAGAAATCAAAAGCAAAAACAACAAAAGCAAAAACAACAAAAGCAAAAACAACAAATAAAAAAATAACAAAGAAAAAAGAGGAATAATTTTATGCAGTTAAAAAGAACAGTAAGATGGAAATTAAATGATCGGTGGATGAGTGCAGAATCTTCATACGAGATGCTACCGACCGCGTTCCGCGTAAACACGAGTCAAATGCGTGCCCCGAATATTTCATCGCACGCGCTCGTCGATCTCTGCGGTCTCAACCCGTGGACATCGCCTGGTAAAACATTATTACGAACTTTCGGGTTTTTAGAAAAAGAACATATTGATCTCTATCAAACCCTAAAAGGTGGGATCGTTGAACATTTTGCTGACCAATATTTATATGAGTTATACGGCGAGAACATTGATTTGGAATCGTTTACTTTAACACAATTTGTAAACTTCAATCAATTTCCTGAGAGCATCCCTTTCAGCGGCGCACTCGACAAGCTCTTGCGCGCCCCAGTGAAATTACCGATTGAAATTAAAGCGAAAGAAATGCGCGAATGGAATAAAATTGTTGTCAACCAACAGTGGCCGAAAGACCATCTGGTGCAAGGTATGAATCAAGCCTATTTTGTAGGCGCCAGTCGTTTTATGATGCTATACGGCTTCCTTACCGAAGAAGCGTCGCTCTTATTACGCAAAGCGGTTGATACCGGATTAATAGCAGAAATATTCGGGACGGATACGTTTAATATGGATTATAAAGCGTTGGTAGAAACATTTGGATTTACCTATGAAATGTTTAACTTCGCTCACAAAATATTCGAAGTAAATAATAATGAAATTGAAAGTTATCGCAAGAAAGCTTTAGACCTTTATAACAATTTCTTCGAAACGCGAATGATTCCTAAATCATATTTTAAACCTGACGAACTTGCCGCGCTCGCGCGTTATAAAACGGTGAACTAATACGATGAAAGCGTCGCTCTCGACAATTTTAAAAACGCTATATACGAAAAGTCCGCATGATTTTTGCATGGATATGTGGGAAACATGTGATCAATCTACCCCGCAGGATCATTGGTTATTGCGTTATTATGCTGATCTTTTCATGTGGCACACGAAACATTTTTTACCAGAATTAACCAAACAAGACTGGTTGGATGATAAAACTTATGAGCGCGAGTTGAATAAAATAATTAAAAAATACCCTAATTATAAAATTGTTAATGTCCGTAATAATAAACGGCATTTAAGTATTAATGTCGGTCCTCGGCACACTAAATCCATGTATCTTAACATTGAACTGCCGACGTGGCTTACTACAGTCGCACGGCTTCAAGTCGCAAGTGTCAGCCACGTTGCGGCGTTGAGTGGTAAGATGAACACAAAACGGCAGCGTATTTTAAATTCGACAAAATATAAGAAAGTGTTTGGTCGCGTAAAGTTGTTAGAAAATACTAAAACAGATTTATTAATGGATACTGGTTCACAAATGTATTCGGTACCATTGGGGACGATGACCGGTTTCGGTGGCGACGTTATCGTGTTAGACGATTTAATTAATGCTGAAGAAGCGAGCAAACAACAAGAGTCGTTTAAAACAGCAATGGCGTTTTTACAGCACACGTTACCGTCGCGGCTTAATAACCCGAAATCAACCGGCGTGATTATTAATATTCAGCAACGGCTCGCGACGAATGATCCTACCGGTTATTTTGCAGATACGCAACCGGAAGATTTTAATTTCGTCGTAATTCCTGCCATCATGAAGGAAAACACCATATATGTTTCCCCTGTTGATGGCTCATATCAAGTGTTTAATGAAGGGGATCCGCTGTGGCCGGAGCGTTTCGGTGATTACAGCAATTTGCGCCGGAGTATTAATAATGAAAGTATTTTCCGTACGCAGTATTTGCAAGAACCTTCAAAAGAATCGGCGTATTTGAAAGAAGATGATTTTAATTATTTAAACATTTACGAAGCCGGCGATATAATGGAAGAACCAGAGTTTATTTACGCGTCGCACGACTTTCCTATTAAAGATAAAGAAACGTCGGACATGCTCGGCTCGGTGCTCGCCTATTATAAAGATCATAAATTATTAATTGTTGATTGTTTTGAACAGCGCATGGCATATAATGCTTCGGAGCGGTGGGTTAAAAACTTAACCGATACGACGCCGATGTTGACGCAGATTGTCGAATCGAAGGCGAATGGGGAAATAATTATTCAGCGTCTGCAGAGCATTATACCCGGGCTCATTGCGTATGATCCGAAATCTAATAGTAAGGGCCAGCGCTTGGAAATTGCGGTGTCGCGGATGGTTTCAAAAAACGTTTACTTCTTGTTAAACGAAGTTAATGAACTTTCGCCTAACTTAAAGATGTTGAAAGATCGGCTCTTGTCATTCCCGATGGTTAGTAATGACGATATTGTTGATGCTTTTTCACAACTTGTTATTCATGCGTTTGAAGAAAAATACTTTGGTATATTTGCTTCGGCTATGAGTAAATATAACGTTTTAGAACGTAAACCATTCACCAGTCGTGTTAATGCCGCGGTAACGCGCGAGGGGCAATTATACAAGTTTTTAAAGTTTACATATGATGCCCCGAGCGACTCGCTTTGGGTTTTAGAAGAAGAAACTTTTTATGCTACGGAATTCGACGCAATAACGCGCCTTAGAGAGCTAACAGAGGACGTGCGCGCGATAATCGATGCAAGCGAAGAACAAGTGCTGTATAACGCGTTTATGGGAAAAGTACGCGGGTTGATAAATTATAGCGATGATCGGGCGTTATCGCAGAAAATGACGCAGATACAATTAGGCATCGGCGCCGCTAATATTAAGTGGGCAAAAGAGTGTGTCGAGTTTAAACGCGACCTCGCAATTTGTGCATATGATAAAAACGCGCTCAAAGACGGAATTGAGCGCCTGGCAACGCGCGAGGGGTTTGTGGCATGCCTGCGTGCAGCAGTATATTTTTATAAAGGCACCGGCGAGTTTAGAATTCTTGATCAAAATAGAAGATTATAATTTTATTTAATTCTATATATCTAAAAAAATCGTGTTTAAACACGATTTTTTATTAAAATTATACCTAATACGATTGCATTATTCTTTAAAACTTATACCATGTTTGCGGGCGTAATTTTGAGTATCGATACGATTACTACAAATTGATACTTCGAAATCAGGATCAAGTATAACCCATTCTTCACCGTGGGTTGCTAAGGTATAACCATTTTTATTTTCTTTAATTATAAATAAATTGTAAATATCTTCATAACGGTCTCTTAATATCTCGTTGCCGCTTGCGATATGTATTTTGTCTTTGTATTCAATAAGCCGATTTTTACCGCTACGTCCCTTCTTAATAAGGGTCGCATGCGATATAATACTCTTATCTATATCTTCTTTCGACGATAAAGGTTTAAAGATTGAATAAAAATCACCGCCGGCTAACTCACTTATTTCGGCAACTGTTAAAGACCGGTCATTTCCGCCGCAGTCGTGATTCCACCGCGTGGTAGCAGTATTTAAACTGCCATCAGGTTTTACTGAAATCGCAATAAGGGACAAACCATATTCATCTTTCGGTGCACCTGGACCGCGTTTGCGTGGCACATCTTCAAAACCTTTTTTGGCCATGAAATAAAACAAATCGGCTTTATTCAGGTTCCCTACTTCTACATAACTATTATAACTACCGCTAGTTACGCACCAGCTGGTATATTGGCGCCATTTTCGCGCTTCCTCCTGCGACCGTATAGGAATAATCTCGTAATCAGTTTCTCGCCGTTCAACTTTTTGTGCGGCTTTACGTTCACGTAGGCTGATTTCTTTTGCCTCAACCTTAAACAAGTCGATAATCTCACGCGGGCTGAGACCGTTGAAGTTTTCGTCATATTCATCGTAATGAGCCTGGGCCAACAATTCTACCGATCTTATAAAATCTTGAATAAAAGCGATGTTATCTTCGCGTAAGGTTTTATTGATATACCACTCGGTAATTTTTTTCCACCATTTATCGAAAATATGATAATTACTATAAATATTCTGCAAATAAGCGGCAAAATCTTCCGCGGTATACATTTCGCCGTTCGCGGCACGAATAGGTTTATTACCGATTTCTTTACGGAACATTTCTGCGGATCCCGCGAGCGCTTTATTGCGCGCCTCACGCGTGTGACGTGAATGCTCTTCTGAGCCTCGCCGTGTGAAAAATTCATTTACTATTTCTGGCGCCCAGTGCGCTTCCACCGCGTTTTCGTCATTATATTCTGCTTTTAGTTGATTAAATAAATCGCGCTGTGTTTTATATTTTTGTTTGTACGCCGAATATAAAGCATCATCAACGGAGATATTTCCAAAAACATCAAGCGCCGCAACTTGTTTATTATTAGCAAAAATCACATAAGCGTCGCGATATTTTTTTAAATGATACTTTTGTTCACGTGCTAATCGCAAAAGAGCGAACAGATTACTGAGGTCAAAATTACGATCGTTCCAACGCCGATCGTCCAGTAAACGTTTTTTGGTTAATTTAATTATTATCTTCATACATATATTATAGTATACCTGATAACAAAAAACAAAACCTTTTACCATAATAAACTTGACTTTTTTGAAGATATTATATATAATAGAATTAGGAGGTAGTATGATGAACTATCAAGAATATTTAGAAACATGGGTAGAATTATATATAAGAGGTGAAATAAATAGTCGAAAGGTTCCTTTAACGGAAAAAGAATATAATGAAAAACATGCGGAATAGACTGGTGGAACAACTTTCGCCAGAAAATCTTAAAAAATGGAATACTTTACAATACCGTTTTCGCAACTATTTAGCACTTAGATATAAACTTGCGGATGAAGAAATAAAAGATGTTAACGCGTGGATAGAGGTGCATCTTGATTTTTATATAAAAAATTATAAACCGCTTAAAAAATATAAAAAATCCGGACCTTACAAAAAGCGCGTTTAACAGATAATTTCCCTCGCGGTAAGTATTTATACAGTTTTAAAATAAATCCTTTATAAAAGCGAGTATTGCGCGCTAATAAGGTATGATAAACAATCTAACAACAACTTATTTTGTGGTATAAATAAAATTATAACTATATTGCTTGACCTTTGATGACTTATTATATATAATTAATATATAGAAAGAAGGAGATTAATTATGAGAGATTTATTATTTGATGACAAACAAGCCGCAGAATATATTGCTAAAAGTATTAATGACAACTTTTTTGACAAAAAATTACCACCGGTTTGTATTACTTTTTCGCCACAGAAAAAAAGTTATGGGCATTTCGGTGCTAACCGTTGGCGGCGGTTTGATGATTTATACCATGAAATTAACCTTTCACCGATCCACATTGACAGCATTTTACAAGCCACTGTCACTTTGTTTCACGAAATGATCCACCTTTATCACTTCGTAAACAACGTGAATGATGTTTCCCGAAACGGGCGGCACAAGAAGGTATTTTTAAATGCTTGTTTGGATCATCATCTTTTCGCACGCTCGACGAAAGCACATTTTAAAGTTGAAACCCCGGCGGTTTTAGAATTACAGGACGAAGCATTTAAAACGTGGTTTGAAAAATTGCTTGAAGAATTAAAAGAAAAGTTTGGAGAAGAATATTTAGAAAAATTATTTGTAATAAATTATTTACCAATCCAATCACCGACTGCGAGTTTAGAAAATAAAAAAATATCGACAAGTTTTATTTGCGAAGATTCGGGCAGACGCTTTAGATTACCAAAAAAATACGTGACCGATCTCTTAGCCGAAGACGAAGATTTATCAGGCCGCGTATTTTCACCTTATACAGGAGGACTAGCTATTTATATTAATAAATAATCATTTATTTACCGAATTCACCGATTGCGTCACGGGCGATAAACCCGTCCGCGATGAGTTCTACTAACGCGTAGTGCGCGTCCTCACCTTGTAAAAAATATTTATTACCACGCCGGCGTTCGTAAAAAACATTGTAGTCAGCTAAATAATTAGTTAATTCTTCAAACGTTAAATCAGGAATACTTATAAGTATTCCTTTTGTATTAGTTAAATGTGCCTCGCTGGTTAATAATAAATTCCCGTGGCGCACGAGTATTGCTTCATTGTCGAATTCGGCGAGCGTTTTTTGAATGATTTTGATTTCCTCGCGCGTCAGGTCACTGAATGGATACCAGCCGTCAATATAATATTCTTCGAACACTTCTAAATAGAGTTCTCTTATTTCGTCATATGATTTTTTATCACCGAACATAGATAAGCTATCTTCGAGCGATATCCCGTCGAGCCAAACGTTTAACCAACCGCTTAAATAATAAGCTTCTTCGTTGTTCATTTTTCGTATTATTTGATTATAAAGCCATGCTTGTTTTCCTAATTCCATATTAATTACCTCTTTCTAAATATTCTATAGTTGCCTGTTTTGTCTAAAAATCTAATTGCAATTTGAACACTACTCACGGGCGGCGGAGTTATTGGTCCGTTCCAAAACATTTATTTTTCATACTCATAATCTACGTCTCGCTTTCTGCCCACATTTCATTTTCTTCATCCCATTTAGGCTTAAATAGACCTTGACTTGGTTCAACGTCTAAACCAATTTCAGTTTCTTCATCAAAGACAAAATCGTCTCTCAAGAACAGTTTTGTGTGCTTGTCAATAATTCGTAAAAGTGTCATTATCCTTTTCTCCTTTAATTATGCTGCGGGATACCTTATGGATATATGAATCGTCCCGCTGTTGTAGAATACAATATCACCATTACTACCAACATAGACTTGAATATGAGTTCCATTACCAAGCATACCAGGGAATAAACCAGCAAGTGCGAGTCTATAATTAGATGGTAGATTAAATGCAGTAATAGATGGATTATCTCCCAGATCAACCGTTATTTGTCCGCTTATATCAACGAATCCGTTTTGGTCTTTTGTAAAGAACACATTATTGGAAGTTGCCCCGTTTGATAGGGTAGGTATATAGCGTTGTCCGCGGGCTTGTATTAAGCTGAAAATGTCTTTTAGATTTAGGGTTAATTCTTGAAAATATCCATAACGATTAATAAGTAAGTCCATTACTCCTTGGCTTGGTTCGTTGCCGGCCCCAAAGGTTTCAGTAAGGTTAATTGCCCCAATATAATCAGCCTCAACTTCAGTCCAATCGCCCGTGTTTCTATCAGTTATTTGAGCAATTGTGTAAATATTCACAAATTTACCACAAGTAGATAAAAACTCAAAATTACCAGAACCAGAATGACTAATACCAGCTCCGATAGGAGTTGAAATGGTGACATTGGTTCTTGATGATTTAAATCTCGCGAAATTATAAAAAACATCGTTTGAGTTAAAAATATTAGTCGGATTACTTAACAGAATTCTGGCATACTGCGCGGTTGCTGTGAATTTAGCAATTCCGCCACTTAAAGTAATATCGGTTAAGTTTGTATAAGTAAATCCTAACGCTTGATTTTCGTTCGGACTTGGTTTTGCTGTCAATAAATCACCGTTCGGGACTAAGTTCCTGAGTGTAAAAGTATTTGCCTTTTGTTTAATTAACTCATCTAATTTAAGTTGTTTATGCTCAAAAAAGGGTTCACTATTAAGTAATGCATCCATTTGTTCTTTGGTGGGCTCATTACCTGCACCGAAAGTTTCAGTAAGGTTAAGTGTCATGGTAGTATTGACTACAAATCTTTTGTTTAACGCCTCTTCTGCATTTGCCCACCGTGCATTAATAAATGTGCGGTTATTAACATATTCTGTTTTCGTAACAATATCACTAAGACTATACCAGGTATCTTTTATAGGGTCATTAACTGCGAGGTCTGAAGTAGATGTTCCAAAATTTCTTAAGAAAAGTCTGGTTGCCCCATCATCTAAAACCTTTGCTTTGAAAAATCTGTAATACAAGTCATTTGGTGAGGTTGAAAAGAGCACTGCTGTTCTGGTTTGTATGGTCAGTCCTTCGTTTTCTCCAGAACCTGTTACTAATAATCCTTCCGCTGTTGTTTCAATAGTATTATTATATAAAGGCATCCAGTGCGTCGTTCCTTGCGTAAATGCCCCGTCTTCAATAAGGTTTTCCATAATAATATCATCGGCTTTTAGTGCCAATTTATTATCATTATCAACGATATTTTCTTTTAGCGAAAGCTCTGCATCTATATAAGTTTTATCAGCTTTTAATGCTAATTTATTATCACTATTTACAATAGTTTCATATGTATTTTGAGCGTCTACTTTAGATAACTTTGTGCCGATTAAATTACTCATCGTCGTTGCAAAGTTCGGGTCATCATTTAACGCTTGGGCTAACTCTTGTAAAGTATCGAGCGCGGCAGGCGCGCCGTTTACTAGTTCCGCAAACATATCAGCAACAATCCCTACTGTCGTCAATTTATCAGTATCGCTCGGATCACTCGCTTTGAGCGCATTGATTAATGCCTCCTTACTTATGTCCCCGCTTAACACAATGTCGGCAACTTTGCGCGTGTTACGCACGTGCCCCGCGTGCGTTAAGTAATCTGCTTTAGCAGCCACAGATAAACCTGTTCTTGATGTGCTATCGGTAGCGTCGAACAAAACAATATCGGACGTTACGTACCCATTCGTGCTCTCACTCGCTAACCATAAATTCATATTACCGACGGATGGCAAGACAAAAAAGGATAACGTGTTAGTATCCGAGTGGTAACGTATATTAAAATTATTTTCACCGAACCCGTAAGTAACTAACCATTTAATACTGTTTGATGCAGGGGCCTCGTGAATATTCCATTCTAGAATACCGAACCAACTTTCACTTGTCGTAGAAGTATTGTTTTCACAGTTTATAAAAAAGATTGCACTCTTGCGTTCGTCGGCACTTGCTGGCAAAGTGACTTCTGCAACTTTCGCCCAACCTGAAGTTGATTGATAACGCACGCGTGCAAAGCGCTGGAGCGGTAAATACTCGTTGCTTTCGCTAAAATAATTATTAGGTGATCCCGCGGGTTTATCAACTTTAGTATCAAAACTCGGGCTCTCTAATTTTTCAATTTCTACTGTCCCGTCACTTTTAATTACAAACGGGGCTTGGTTCAAATCAGTTTTTTCAATCTTTAAAGAACCGTCTGTTAAAGCTTGAATATTATATTCTTCAACCTCGGTCTCACCGTGAGCGCGCATGCGTATCTGTGGCGAGGGAGTATTGGGAGATGCTGCCTCAATTATTAAATCTTCTTTTTTAACATGATAAGTATCACTTATTTTACGATCAAGATCATCGCGGGTTGTTTTACCGCTTTCTTCAGCGTACGGCGCAACTGCCCCACCATCTATAATTTCTCTTTTAACTATAGGTAGTATATAATCAACGGCAGCGACTAACGGATCGCTTGCGGTTTCCACGAAATCACTTAATCCCACAACATCAAAATAACCGATAGCTTCATTACCATGCGCATCAAGCACACGAATATATTGATAACTTTTACCGGGCTCGGAGTGTTCATCGATCGCTATTACTTCAACGATCACCGGGCCGGATAAAAAATTACGTACTTCGCCGCGGGTATAATAAACAATTCCCCCGGTTAAGTCGCCAATAATATATATACCGATACCTTTATTTATTTTATCTGCCCATTCTTGTAAGGAAGCGACCTCTGGTATTTTTATGAATTCGCTGTTTACAACTTTGAAACCGTCGTGGAGCTGCATTTTTGACAAATAGGTTATACCGTTATAGACACTTACGACAAAAGGCCCATCAACGACGTGGTTTTTATCCGTGGCGATAAAAGTGCGCGCGAGCGCGTGTTCGGTTTCGTGTTCGATATAATGGTTATCAACTAATTTCAAATAACTTAATAACATTACTTCGCTGTTATTTGAAAAAGCAAAATAATTATTAACTCGTTCGAACCCTTCATAATTTGCTTCTATTTCCACCATAAAAGGCGAGTTCTTATCAAACTGATGGTCTACTTCTAATATAAATGGACGAGATAATGAACCATTACCTTGTGCACGAAAAATTACCTTTTGCATGCTGATCCTCCTTTTCTAATTAATTTAGCCATGTTTTATTATGAAGTGCTTTAATGTAACCGAAGTTAGCAATCTCCTTCTTTAAACTTCTAATATAACTCTTCTCTAAAATCTCTTCCCAGTTGTCGCTTGTAAAAACAGCAGCGAGCGAGCGTTGGATAACAGTACCCTTTTCCATATTCCGGTCGATTGCGACATATGCTACGAGTTCGTCATCCTTATTAAAAATACCATAATTGTAAAGCGAGACCTTTTCGCGGTCAGCCACTTTTTTATCCTCGTGTCGTAGCCATTTGTTCAACTGCGCAATTGAAGGTTTATTATATTCTTGATCAGTAGTAAAATCATAACGATAATCGAAAGCTTTTTTAAACCGATCATATTTTTCTTTATTTAGAGCAAGCCGTCTAATTTTGCGATCGGTATCACCGAGTTTTTGGCTGATTTCTTTTTTTATTTCTTCCTCGGTAGGATCTTTATATTCAACTTCTACAATATCGCGAATCAAACCCTTTACGACGTCATTTTCATCAAAAGTGAAAGCAACAGATTTTGAAATATGATCAGTAATTAATAATAATCGCTGCGTACCGCGCTTGATGATTTTAATAACTTCTACAAAACTATAGTCGCCATCAGCATTCGTTAAATATAACCAGTCACCGACTTTTGCTTCTGTAACAGGCATTTCTGTTAAAAAAGTATCAAATCGTTGGCGCAAAGCGTCCAAAATCCGCGTATTGCCCGCGCGACCTTCTTCAACAAGTGCAACGTGCTCACCGACAATTTTAGTAACAACGTGGCCTTCTGCGGAATAAAAATAACCGCACGAGATATCACGCATTTTTTTGGTTTCGATTAATTCAATCATTTTCGGATCACTAACAACGATATCCGCTATTAACATTTCTTTTTCATCATCAGCGCGCACGTTTTGTACGTGCCCTCCTTGTAAAGCTTTAATATTTTCAACCGTAACATCATCTGCAGGGTGGCCCTTAATAAAGGGCTTACCTTCAAATGAAGGAGCGGATTCTTTAACCACTTGCCACGGCCGTTGTAATTTAATAATACGGGTAGACCCGTTACCATTGATTTCATCTTCTAAATAGTCCTGGGATCCACTGCGTGCGATAGGAACATCAGTACAAATAAGTTGGCCGATATTATCGCGTGCGATATGCTCAGATAACTTTGCTTCATATACATATTTCATAATTTATACCTCTTCTCTTTATTATTATTATTATATACTATTTTTAGTAAAAATTCATCATTATTTAGGTTTTTCCCAAATAATAACTGATCCTTTTGTTATTTTCTTTAATTTAGTATCACCTTTATATATAACCAGGTCCTTATTGTTTTTCTTTATGCCGCTCTTATACCGTTCCCATACAGCATAATATACTTCGTTATTTATTGTGCCATCAACGGCGTTGGGCAAGGATCCCATTTTACCTAAACCGTGAGTAATATTATTATTTCCTTCGATATAAGAATATGAGGGTGTATTATAAGCATCGTCGGTATAACGAGTCCCGTCTTTTGTCCACCCGATAAATCGGTAAGACCAAATAGAACCTTTTTTCTTATCAAGAAGAGCCATGTTACTTAAATTAATGATTATATCTTCATCATACTCAAACAGTTTGGTAGGGTTAGGATTAACATTAACTTCATGAACCTTGCCGGTTTTATATTGAATATATTTATTATACAGCACCACGCGCGCGGCACGCTTTTGCCACTTCGCATAAAAGATTTTATTGCCCGTGCTGCCTTTGAGAACCTGTGTAACAGGGTTCCCGTTAAAACCGGCATTGTCATACCAGCCCTTAAACCAGTACCCTGTACGAGAAACGCTTGTACATAAATTAAACGTCGGCGTCTCAACTGTATAAGTACGGTCACTACAACCGTTACCCTCGTTCATATTATAGGTGACATTGTAAGTAATTATTTCCCACTTCGCATAAAAGATTTTATTACCCGTACTACCTGCTGGTATTTGTGTTATAGGGTTCCCATTAAAACTAACATTATCATACCAACCTTTAAAAGCATACCCCGGGCGCGAGGCGTCGTGTAACGTGGAAGGTAATTGTTCAACCGTGTACCCGTCTTTATTAGAAGAGGGATTAGTACCACCGTTTAAATAATAAATAATGTTATAATCGACAACTGACCACTTCGCATAAAAGGTTTTATTACCCGTGCTACCTGCAGGAATATTTGTAACTTTATTTATGAAGCTCTCTTCTTTATACCAGCCCTCAAAAGAATACCCTGCACGCGAAGCATTTTGTAAAGTAATAGGTACTTGTTCAATCGTGTAATTAAGGGGATTAGATCCGTGGTTGGTACCTCCTCCCAAGTGATAGGTGATATCATAAGTAACCGCGCCCCATTTTGCATAAAAAGTTTTGTTACCAGTACTTCCTTTACTAATTTCTGTTACTATACCACCGCTGAAGTTGCTATTGGTATACCAACCATCGAAAGTGTAACCGGTTTTTTCAATAGTTGTGCACAAAACAACCGTTTCAGATTCAATTGTATAAGTGCGGTTACTACAACCCAAACCCCCGCTCATGTTATAAGTTATATTATAAGTTACGAGGGACCAGCGCGCTGATAACGTTATATCCCCCACGCTGCCTTTGGTTATTTGTGTTACCTTATTATTGTTACTATCATACCAACCATCGAAATTATATCCCACCTTTGATGAAGGAAGTAAATTAAAAGTATTTGTTTCAATGTTATAAGTGGCAAGGTTATCTGGATGGCTGGAACCGCCATTTAAATTATAAGCAATGTTATAAGTAATTATTTCCCACTTCGCATAAAAGATTTTATTACCTACACTACCTGCTGGTATTTGTATTATAGGGTTCCCGTTAAAACTGGCATTGTCATACCAACCTTTAAAAGTATATCCTATACGAGACACATTCGTGCACAGGTTAACTAACCCGGACTCAACCGTATAAATGGTATTATTACAACCCGAACCCCCGTTCATGTTATACGTAATATTATAATTGATTATATTCCATTTTGCATAATATGAACGATCCCCAATACTACCTGCTGGAATATTAGTGACTTTATTATTAACATCATACCAGCCATCAAAAGCATAACCGGTTTTCGTCGGTACGCACAGGGTAATCGTTTCAGATTCAATTGTATAAGTACGGTTACTACAGCCTAAGCCTCCTTTTAAATCATAAGTAATATTATAAGTGATTATTTCCCATTTTGCATAAAAAGTTTTATTACCAGTACTTCCTTTAACAATTTGCGCCACTGGGTCGCCGCTGAAGTTGCTATTGGCATACCAGCCATCGAAATTATATCCCATTTTTGATGAAGGAAATAAATCAAAAGTATTTGTTTCAATGTTATAAGTAACAGGGTTATCTGGATTGCTGGAGCCACCGTCCAAATAATAAGTAATACTATAATTAATTGCTTCCCACTTCGCATAAAAGGTTTTATTACCTGCACTGCCTGCTGGTATTTGCGTTGTGGAGCTCCCATTAAAACTGGGATTGTCATACCAACCTTTAAAAGTATAACCAGATCTCGTGGCACTTGTACACAACGTCGTTTCACCCGATTCAACCGTGTAAGCATGTTCAGCGCATCCGCCACCATCTACGTAAGAAATAGTATAAACTGTCGGTACCCATTTTGCATAAAAAGACCGGTGACCAGTACTACCCTGAACAATTTGAGTAATAGGGTTACCAGTAAAATTAGCATTATCATACCACCCTGCAAAATCATAATTTTCACGTGAAGGGTTAAGCAAATTAAATGTTTCGGTTTCAATGGTATAAGATGTTTTATTATTACTATTATTTGTGCCACCGTTTAAATAATAAGTAATATTATAATTAAGCGCATGCCATTTCGCATAAAAAGTTTTATGATTAGTACTTCCTTTGGGTACCTCGGTAACTTTGTTTATGAGAGCGGCCTCTTTATACCAACCCCCAAAAGTGTAACCAGTGCGAGAAGCGCTCGTACATAGATTAAACGTTTCGGTTTCAACCGTATAAGTAGTATTACTACAACCTGAACCTCCGTTCATAATATAAGTAATATTATAAACAATCGGCTCCCAGAGAGCTGTTAATGTAAGGGGACCGGCAATGTATGGAGGCAAATTATAATCCACGATATCCACAAAATCTAGAATACCTCGACGCACTTGCCACCCGTTGGTAGCGTACCCATTTTTCCACCTACCTACCCCAGGATTGAACGTAGGGGCGGCACCGAAGGCGTACGTAATACCAGAAGGCGCGGCCCCGGTCCATACACCGCCGTCCAAATCAAAAGAAATACCAAAACGAGTACTATTAAAAATAGGATATATGCTGTTATTGGTTCTTAATAACTGATCTATTTTAGACTTATCTAAATGAGAGCTATTTCCTGAAGCTATGCTAAAATTAATAGGATTACCAGCCTCCATCTGAGACCACGCCAACTGCGTGTAAGGAGTAAAAGCATAAGGGCCCGCTCCAATTCGCCACCCTACGATAGCGTCCCCGGTATTTAATTTCGCATGACCAGGAGGTAAATCATAAGACGCAAAAGTACCAGAACCGAGAGGAAAAACAGTATCTGGCTCGCACCAGTAGTGAGAAAATACCCTCGATCCGTTGACAAGGGTTGCGCTATTTGGATCAAGCGTTACCGCATTGGATTTCCGCTTACAATATGACATTACTTATTTAACCCTTCTTCGATATTTATATTAACTCCATCAATTTGAATCAATTTGTCCTTTTCTTTAAAATCAACCGACTGAGCAATATTAAGATTAATAATAAAACGTCTCCTCATCCACCACTGTTGGTTTTCAAAACCATCAACTACATTAATTTCATCAGGTAATTTAAATACGCTTATGAGTTGTTCATTTAGCCATTTGGTTACTTCATAATGTTGTAAATAAACAATCATGAATTGAACAAAAGAATCGCTATCGCGCCCGTAAAGATTAACAACCAAGTCAAAAGACCACATTGATGAAGAACCCTTCTCATCGCTCTCGTAGGCCACATTTTCTTTAGGTACGACATCAAATAAAATAAAATTATCGCTTTCTGGTATATAAGGAACTGTTTTAATTTCTTCTTTGTTACCTATCTTGTTTTTGGTAATACGCATCGGAAATTGACCTGCATCAGCCTTTAAATAACGAATATCATCATATTCAATTTTTTCTTGATCAACAATTTTCCATAATAATTGTCGCATAATTTGTCTTAATATACTTATAGTAATCATACTTGATCGTCAAATCGCTCCTCAACATATTCATCAAAATTATATGTAATAATTTCCTCGTAACCCAAGCGCTCGATGATATACTGCCGAACACCACCGTAATCATAATCTTCTACTTCGGTTACCCGGAAATGCATATCGTGTTTTTGTATAATATCACCTACGTTTAATTTAACATTATACTTACAATAGAACTTCCCAGTGCGCACACTGGTATTAGCGTTCTCGCCTTCGCCGTATCTATAAGTCTTTTTCCACGCTTGTAGCGAACCTCTTATTTTATACTTACGACGATTATATGTCATCGCTCCTTCCGGGTTTAATCCTTTCGGTGATTTAACAAAAACCCAAAAGTCATAAGAAAAAGCCTCGATCACATCATCGAGCTTACCATATATTTCTGGGTCACGATAATCAATATAATCGTTGTTCATATTAGCCTCCTACTAAACCAATTCCAAGTGGTTGTTTCGGGGCCCAAATAGCATAAAATTGTCTCCCATATTCGGTCTGGTTCCAAAAAATAGTATCAATACCTTTCTCATGCATCGTATGCGAGAAATCATAAGATTTACTCACTTCACCTACTGAGAGGCTGGTTAATAAACCTTTAGGTTGGCCTAAAGCAGCAACCGCGGAAATCGTGGCACCTGCGCCGCGTTCAGCAAGCGTCGCATTCTGTGCCCATAGAGAAATATAATGTGCAATACATAAGGCCATAGCCATTTGCCATTCGTCTCCCATCATTGAATGGAAAACTTTGCTATTAGCGATCGGTTTATAAATATCGAAAACTTCTCGACCCCGCTCAGTTTCTACAAATTGTTTCATCGCTGGTATAAATAAAGTAAACTGCCGAAGCGTGAACTGCGGATTTTTACGACTAACGCGCGGGCGGATAACTTTCGGGAAAGGGTAACGATTATTGTTATACATATAAACCTCCTATATATATATTATAATATAATTCGTGGTGATAAAAAAGAATAACCACCGTAAAAGTAAGCCCCGGGAGTTATTTTTGTCCCGGGGCGCGCTTTTAGGCTTCTTTTTCTTCAGGGGCAGGTTGAAACTTAACTGGTTTCTTAACTTTCGTTTTTACCACAGGTTCTTCATCGGCTCCTAAAATACCGGTAGCGACAATAATAATCCCGCGCCGGATAAAGGCTCTTACTGTTGGCCACTCTAAAATACTTTCGATTGGCTCACCTGCGAAATTGTTAAGCAAGTCCTTATCGGTATACTCGTGTAACCCCTTGCGAAAAGTGATCATAACCGGATCCAAAACTGCCACCCGGGTATAATTACCGTCGCTGCTGCGCGCCGTATCCGGATTTAAACTGTTGTCACGGTAATTTAATTCTTTCATGACCGTAAAAGTGCGTTCGGCGCTAATTCGTAATGACATAAACTGTTCCTCCTTCGTCATTAATAAATCAGGCAAAACCTTTAATACTTTTATATATATTTATTATACACTATAAGTATATATAAGTCAAGCGATATTTGATTTTTTGCTCTTTTATATATATGGCAAAAAAAAAGATCTCCGAAGAGATCTTTTTGGTTAATATTTAATCAATTCTAATTAGGAGGCGAGGTCGTAATAAGAAACTGCTCCGTGCGTGTCACTGCTTTCGTTATAAGGAAGTTGAACTTGTGCAACTTGACCAACGAATAAAGTGACGTAAGCCATTGATGTCATATCAGGTGCGGTATGGAACGATTTAAAGTCAAATGGAATATGAAGTTTTAAGAACTTAATATCACGTTTGTAAAGTGTTAAACGTCCTTTGTCTGCGACACCTAAGTCATCAGCTTGTGCCCGACCAACGATTTCTAACCGATGCCCTTCAATTCCGTTTGCGCGCGCTGTTGCTGTCGCTAAATTGTGCGTGCTTAAGAAGTTGATAAGGTAATCAGTGTACATCGGTGAGACACGGTTTGCTAATGTTTCTGCAATAGCTGTTGGAACGATAACCCGATCCGGTAAGGTATTGATGTTATAGTTTGTTGCTACGAGATGGTTTTTAATCATCGTGTTGAACGCGGCAATTAAGACTGCGTCATCAACAGTATGAATAGTCGCGCTCGTAACACCTGGTAAGGTATAAACTTTAACGGCGCTATGATTTAATAAACCACCTTCACCGCCGATGCCGGTGTAGAACATTCTATTAACAAATAAATCCCAACCCGCGTTAACCATGTCAATATAAACTTGTTCAATAGCGAATGGGGTATTTTTACCTGCTAATTTTTCTAACTCGACGAATTTAAATTCATAAGCGAGTTCGAAGTTATATACAGGTAAGCGACCTTGGATTAAACCTCCGGTGACGCGTGGGATAATATCTCCCTTTGCCCCGAAGATGTTATTAACGGTATCAGCTAACCCAGTGTAGTCACTGGAGTAGAATTCAACCGCATCTACTAATTCATTACCAACTTCGATACAGCCTTTGGCGTCTTCGACATAAGTAATATTTAGTAAAGGTTTATAAATCTCTTTATCAATTTTGGCAAGATTATTTGATAAAAAAGTGAAACTAGCGTCGTGTGCCTTGCGTTGAGCGCTTGTCATTAAACGATAGCGTTCAGGGAACATACTTTTAACTGAATATTTACCTGAATTATAATGAGCGAATGCTGGGCGATTGTCATGTGCTTTTTTTAACATACTTTATCCTCCTTAGAACATTCTCTTGCGAACCGCAGTTAAGTTGACGCCGTCAACTGTTTCCGTGATACCTAAGAATCTTAATGATTCAATTTCTTTAAGTGTCCCGGTTTGCGTTGCGACCTTGCCGTCGCTTCCGATGAAGACTTTTCCGCCTTCAACAATTCCTGTTAAATCGCTGACGTCAGCTGATACAGGAACCGCAATGTCCCCTTCTACTAATATATCGCCGAATTTACCAGGGGCGATGCTGGTGTTGTTTCCGGTATATTCGATATGAGTCATATCGTGAACGACGATACCGGCTAATACGTCGCCGCTTGTTTCACTGCCGTCGAGAGCCTCGTAACGACCAGTGGCGGATCCGAATTTGACGAGTGACCCATAAACAAGTGCGTCTTGCTCAGGTGTGCCCCGTGAAATCCGATTGAACGTGCTAATTAAATAACCCGCTCTAAATGCTGGAATTCTGGTTCCTAGAATTTTAGCCATAATCTATTTTCTTCCTTTCTTTCGATATTATTCATATCTATTTCTAATTTTTGGTGCTTCTTCAACCGCGGCGGGGCTTTCGATATCATAACGGTTTGTAAATAAAGCCGCTGCGTTATCTTTTCCCTTAATTTCACGCGGGCGCCGATCGAGTAATTCTTTGAGCGCTTCCTTCTTACGAGGGTCTTTTAAGAGTTCGGTTAATCCAACTTCGTCTTCAGCTTCACCTTCTAATTCTTCTTCAGGTTCTTCTTCAGGTTCTTCTTCAGGTTCTTCTTCAAAATCTTCGAATTCTTTTTCCTCGTCCCCAGGATTGTCTTCAAAATCTTCTTTTTCGACTTTTTCTTCTTCAAGCACTTCTTCGGTTACAGGTTGTTCTTCTTCAGTTTCAACAACTGCACCCATTTCTTGAAGAGCCTCGAGCAGAGCTTCTTTTACAAGCGCGCGGAAGTTTTCTTCCGTGATTTCAAATGCACCGTCGCGAAGCGCGCGTTTTTCTTTCAACAAACGTTGCCAACGACGTTCAAGCGAAGCTTCTCGAGAATCAAGAGCTCTTTTTCTTTCCGAGTCTGCAAGAGTTCTTGGTTTCACCGTTTTACGAGAATCAAGAGCTCTTTTTCTTTCTACTTTTTCAAGGTCTCTTGTTCTTGTTATTTCGCGAGACGATTTTGTTGATACCGGTTTGCGAGAATCTTTTAAGCGCCGGACCGCCCCAACAGGCGTAGGTCTTTTCAATGCCATATACTGCCTCCTTTTATTATATTTATATTATATATGCATTTCGAATAAAATTAAACACTTAATTGTCATTAAAGAGAGATTTTCTCTATTTTGTTGCAAAATAAGCAATAACTGCGGTTAATAATGCCAAGAAAAAGATTATTTTCAAGGCTACTGCCAAACCTTTAAGTTTATAAGCAATCCATTTTAACATTAAGAAGAATATCGTAACGCTGATTGCCCCGGCAAGAAAATATACGTACCATTCAAGATTTTGAAGATATTCAATCATCTATCGTATCCATTCTAACCACGAAGGTAACGGCATTCCGGTAGCGTTTGCAACAATCGCAAACACCAGAAAAGCCAAACCAAAATATAACAACATGGTTAAGATCCATTTTAACGGCGAGTTTTTAATTTGTACCCCAAGCGACTTAGCTAACATAACAATCGGGGTGACGGTGAAGAACGATAAAATCACTATTACTATTCCCCAAAACCCGCTGGTAATTTTTGCTAATCTGATTAACCACATTGGTGACCCTTTGCGTAACCCGGCATTTTCGAGCGCATCTTGGTTGGCGTCGTATGTCGCGTCTTGTAATCGTTGTTTTTGACGCTGTGTCCCAACTTCTAATTCACCGAGTAATTTCTTTTCCGAGTTTACTAATACTTTCTTTTGTAATGCATTATTATGGGCCACTTGGAAAATAATACCAGCTTGCTCTAATTTCATCGCCAACTTCTGTGTCTCTACATCAATATCTTCCGCACTCACTTCGCGATCTGATAAATTGGTAAGCGCAGTTTTAAACGCTTCCGCCACCTGTGCAGCAGGTGCGCGTGAATTAGGATCTTCACCCATTGCTAAAGTAAAACTATCCACCAAACGCGCCATATCTTCATCTTCGGTTTTGGTTTTAGACGTTGATTTTTTTGCCTCAAGTGAAGGTTTCACCACCGCGTCTGCTCGTTTTTCGATGACTTCGTAAACCTCTTCGATTTCATCCTCATGTAGCTTTTTTCGAGATTTAAAAGTTTTCCCGTTAGGGTAGCGATAAAAATAACGCCCCTCTTTTTCGTATAAAAACTCGAACTGCATTTTTTCTTTGTCCATATTCATATCCTTTCATTAATGATAGATAACGGGAGGGAGAACCGCGTTGTCAAAGTAACGCGGTTCTCAAGCAAGAAGGAACTGTGTTAAGTTAATTTTTCCAGCAACATTTCTAATGCTGTTCTCAAGAGAATAACTTCTTCTTCTAAATGTTTTACCCGGTTTTCCAACGCTTTAAAACGTTTTCTTTTACCGGTTTTAGATACCTCTGAAGATACAGCAGCATTTGAATTTTCTTCCGCAGAAATTACTGATTTAGATGAATGCTTTTTCGTTTTTGATTCCGTAACTTCACTTACTTCGCCTTTTGTTTTTTCAAAAGTATCTTCGGTGATTTCTTTTGAATCTTTTTGAAAATATTCAACGTCAACCGACTTCGTTTCAGGCATAGCTTCAAACGTTGTTGTATCTTTAGAAGTATCTATAGCAAAAACTTTATTAAATTCTTCCCTCGAAACCTTAACAATTTTACCATTTTCGGCTAACGTAATTATTTCACCGTTCACGCGTTCACCATAAATACGCTCCGGGCTTTCTGCTTGTAATTTGCGTAATTCGCGTTCGCTGTTAATGATCAAATGTTTTTTCATTGCTTCTGCTCCTCTCCCTTTTTTTTTATTTTTTAGTGCGTTTATTTAATAATTCTTTAACTTCTTCGAGTGTGCCCTTACCGAACTCAACGCTCTCGCCGATTGCTTGAGCGGAATTTTCGTATTCGGTAGCAGCCTTCACTACTGCGTCATCTGTTTCCTTTTTGATTCTCTCTTTTTCTTTTTCTGCGGCTTTTTCTAAATCCTTATCTAAAACCGCAACAAAAGGCTCATCAATTTTGCGATGATCGTTCATAATTAAGATAGTGCGTTCAATCGCAGTGCTCATATAAGCTTTATCAACAGGAACCCCGGCCTTAACGGCTTCATTTTCTAACCAAGTCATAACGTATTCTTTCTTTTGAGGCCCAGTTAAATTAAGACGCTCTGCGCTCATGACTAAATTGCTCGCAGTAAGCAAATAGAACTTGTCGCGCGCTTCGCGTTCTCTTAATTCTATTTCTTTAGTTTTTTCTTCTTTTAAAATATCATTTTGGCGTTTAAAAGCTCGCATGCGAACGAAGAATAATGCTCCACTACCAACAAGCGCAAGCGAACCAGAAATGATTGTGATAATAGTTTCTAATTCCATGTTTTATTCCTTTCTTTTCCATCCTAATAAGGGGACAAATAATAACTGTGAAAATGTTAATAAAATTACTGATAACTGCGTCACGGGTTCAATTGCCGCGAAACTGATCCATTCAATGTCTTTTAAACCTAATAACATTGTTTTAAATGTTTCCCACTTGGTAACCAATGTATAACTAACGCCCCCTACCATCAATAATCCTAATACTATTCCCCAAGCCTTTGCAAGCCGGGTACGATGTAATTGTAGACTGATTAAACTTAATAAGAATATACCTATACCTAAAACAGCTGCTCCGGCAAAAACCGAAAATACTAAGTTGTTGTCCCAAGTTTCAATGTGCGACAATAATTGAGTGAAAATCTCATTAACGTTTTCTGGTAATTCAAATAATTTTAAATACCCGAAAACAACAAAGCCAATTCCTGCTAATAAAAGCCAGCTCATGGTATAAATTAAATAATCAAAAAAGCGTCGCACGCGGTTGATTTTTCTTTTTTCTTGTCGGTCTTTAACCTTTTTTTCTTTTTTTATTTTTAATTCTTCCTTTTTCTTCGCTTTTAAAGCTTTCTTTTCATGCTTCCGAAAACGTTTTGCTTCTTTCGCACGCTTACGACGTGTTTTGCGCGAAGTATTATAAAGTTGTTTTTCTAATACCCGTCCGTCCGCGGCACGTTTTTCGACCGGAACATCTTTTTCTTTTTCTAGTTTGGCTGCTTCTTTGTTGACCCACTCTGCTGTTAACGAGGCCCTTTCAAAAGAACGGCGCTGATCCCCTTTTCTTACAACCCAAAGAATACCTGCCCGGCGAATGGATATTTCACCGATAACAATTTTTTCTCCTGGTCGTAGACTCACTAATTGTTGAGCACTGATAATAATCTTTTCCATTTATAATATTCTCCTTTTTTATCCTGTTATTCGAGATTTAGTTCCTACTGCCCGTGAGCTGATTTCATCGAAAGTTCTTTCTTCGATCTGCGCAACAAGAAACTCATATGTTCTCGTACCAACCTCGGCTGATACTTCCCAATCGGGATATTTACTTAACATACAACCCATTAAGCTCACAACTGGTGCGGAACTACTGCCGCTCCGGGTAATATCAATGTTAAACGTCGCGTCCTTCCAAGCGGTTGGTTGTTCTAAATATTTTTCTTTAACTACTTTTAACAGCTCGTCTAAAGCTGTTGATACGAAGCTTAATTCTAATGACACCGTTCCGGAGTGATCATTAGAGAACGAGTAAACAGTGCTACCGGTCACGTCAGTTGTTTTTGTAATATTAGCCTTCTCGCGCTGTACCGTTAACCTGCCTAAATAACTTTGACTACCACCGAGCGTTACTGTAAGAGGTGTTCCGCGGTCGGTTGTAATAACTATTATATAATCTAATAAAGAATAATGTTTTACTTGCGGGGTCGCCATATTAATTTCCTCCTATTACTAGGCCTTTCAATTCGATGGACCTAATTTGTTGTTCAATAGCCACATATAAGTATGCGCCTGTATACACGCGTTGCGCATAATCGTCGTTAGTAACAGGTAAAGTTAATAATTTATAGCCATAATGAAGAGATTCCCCTGTTTCAATTACCTGATAGTTAATCCCTTCCCGCGTTAAAACACGGGAGATAGGTGATTTAAAACCAAGATCTAATAAACGATTGCGAGTAAAAAGATCCATTACGGCTGCCACTTCTGCATATATGACGGCATATAATTCTTGTGAAAAACGGATCTTATTTAACACGAGCCGTGCAAGAGCTTCCGTTACCAGTTGTTCTATTACGATCATAAAATATTCCGTTAATATTCTGGTGCCACCAGCTGTTATACCACCCATTAATAAAGGGCGTCGCTCATTGGCATTTAATATTAATTCTACAACCGCGTTGTAATTAGCGCTGCGATCATAGCCTTTGACTCCTTTTACGTTACCTACCCAAGGAGTATATTCAACATCGTTGATCTCTTCGGTACCATTGAATAAAATAGAAGATAAATACGCCATAATTAGCGCGGATTCATAAACAGCAGGAGAACCTGTTCCCTCTTCCGCCGATTTCACCCACACCAAATTGGTGTCAGTAGTAGCAGAAGTAGGTTCTTTCTCACAAGTAATGTACAAGATTTTACGATCTACCTCGTCCTCGTTACCTTCTACTTGTTTTGCTAAAGCCTTGACAAGCGTTTCATTCGTGAAGAAATCGTGCCACGCAAGATCAACTCCGCCACTTCTTTGCCACAAAAGCTGTATCTGTATTATATTAGTGGGCAGCGCCTCTTGTTCCGCGGACCCTAAAACAATATTTTTAAAATCACTCACGAGAGAGTTTATTTCTGGTAATTCGTCCCCGACATATATTCGTTTGAATACTGCTTGAGCGATGCCACCTCCGTGATTAGTAAAACTAGTCGCCCAGGTTTTTATTTCTTTGATAATATTTTCCGAACCCGTCATGTCTTCCGTTGCTGTTTCGTAAGTAACCCATTCCTTGTCATCTATGCTGGCATTTTCTTTATGGAATATCACGCACGCGGTCGCTTCACGATTAGTAAAGGACCTGCTCGTTACGGGGAGTTCGTTAATTATATTAACTTTTACTATATCAGTAATTTTCATGGGACCTCCTTCTATATAAATATATTATAAACTATTATCTTTTCTTTTAACAGCATAAACAGAATTATTGTTCACCTTCAACCCATTTTCCGCTTTCATCGAAGTATCCGTATATGCCCAAAATCTCCAAAAGCCGCTCTTCTCTTGTCATGTCTCGCGGTTCTTCACTAAAGTGAATTGTTATTAACGTTTCTTTTTCTTTCATATCAATACACAAAGTACAGCGTGTTAGGATCCTTTTCCGCAATGGCATCGTATTGCGCTTCCGTTCCGTGCCATATATTTAAAACGCTATTTAAAGAGTTGCTTTTTTTAAACGGGATCCCCTCATCCAGTGCATCTATTTTAGGATCAATGGTATTGTCCAAAGCAGTGATAAATCTTGAAACAGACATTTTTTCTGCTTCGCTGGCGTTTTTGTCGCTCCTTACATTTACACCGGTTTTATTCTCTATAAACTCCGCGAGCGTGTGCGATGCAAGCGTCGTTTGTCGTAGCACCCCGTTTAAAATATCAGAAAAAGCTACCGCCTGCTTCGTTATTATTTTCTTGGTACCGGTAAATTCTGCGTCCACTATAGTATTATAACTAGTGGGCGACGCGTCCGTGTCATTTTCGAATTTAATAAAATAATTTGTTGCCATATTTTCCTCCTTTAATTATTCTAAACTGGTTTCACCGCGATCATATTTTTTGTCGCCATCATATTTAGATGCTTCAATATCATAAACCAGGGCATCACTATTAACAACTCTATAGGTATAAACTATACCCAAAACAGGTATATTATAAAAACCATTAGTAAATAATGTTTGATCAGTTTCATTAAATAAATAAGAAGCGCCCCCCGTACTTTTTATTAAAGATAATGTGCACGTGGCGGGTTGAGTACCGATCCCGCTCTCATCACCGGTCATTGTTTGGATAACTAATTTCATACCTGCGCCTAGTTCTATATTATTAAAAATCTCTTCCACTCTTTGTTTTGACCCGTCAAACAACCGCTTGCGAGTGGCGAATAATAAAAGGCGCAACTGGTGTGCGAGTGATAAGCGACCCGCTACAGGATGGATATCACCGATGTTATAAAAAGAACATATTGACAATATGAATTTATAATGTTCATAATCCTCGTCGTAGAGATATTTTGGTTCAGCGCTCTCGTAATCGGTTTTTCTATCGCTGTCATTTTTTATCCAGTCAAGATAATCAATTAACAACATTTGAATATCAAAAGGTACAAGGCGCGCTCTTATCCAGTTTTTTCGTAAATTATCCAATAACTCCCAGTGGAACTGCCACTCGTGCCAGAGTGTAGTACCCTCGTTTAATAAATAACCAGGTAAAAAACGAACAAAATAGTCTTGTTCAAAATCATCTAAATACTCTTTATATTTTTCCCACATTTACTATTCGTCCCACTCTATTGTTATAGAATTATTCGTATCTTCAATATACCAATAACCGTATTTAACATCTGTTCCTCCGACTATAGATATGCCGCCCCCTATGGCGTCGTCGTCAATTACATAGGCATTTGGTACTCTATCATAAGATTCAACAGCCGTGCGCAGCTCGGTCATATTAATTGGTTGATTTATAATATATTTTAATGAAAGTTGTTTTATGGCATCTTTTATATGTTTTTCCAATGCCGCTTTCGCCCCTGGATCGAGCGCGGCGTAATTGTTACCAGCTTTTAAATTAATAGTAATCTCAGGATCATGCCGCGTGGCTATTTTATAACGCACGTGCTCTTTGATGTCTGCGTATTCAGAATGAGCGGGTAATTCTTTTCTGATATAACTGGGATCGTCCTCAAACCCGCTCCCAGTTTTTTGCATCGTACTAATACCTACGGTGATTAACCGCTGTAATATTTTAGCGACACTCAGAGAAGTGCTCTCCCCTCCTAAATCAACCCCCAAGTGAGGCTGTAAGATAATGAGAATATCATGCTGAGGGACAGTCACGGTACGAGGGGTTGGTTCATTTGCCGCAGTCAGGCCTTTTACGTTCAGAGCGGTTCCTCCTGATTTTGTCGAGTTAATAACCATCGAATCTTTAATAACCCCAGGCATTTCTTTTCTTAACGTTGTCATAATTGACTCGCTCAAGGTTAAAGAACCCTCGGCAATAAGTTCACGGTAACGGTTCCTAAACGCGTCGTCGTCTTCTTCATAACCCCCAAGACGCCCAACAATGGGTAAATTATCGGGATCTATCAATATATCATCGGTTTTATAAGTACCGTCAACATACAAATGTTTAAATGTAGTTCCCGCGGTTATAGTATGAGGCCCTAAATTGTCGCACTCTACCGCGAATTGATATATCTCAGTGTCGTCATCTTCGTCTACTAATTGTTCTATTTCACCGGAAGAAATCCAGGGGATACCGTCCAGATCTGTTAGCACCCATCTGCTGTTTGTTAATTCATCGGGATCGATGATACCCGCCGGTAATCTTACCGTTAGCGGCGATATTTTTGTTGTATTGTTTTCCATTCTTTTTAAACCGCTCACGAAAGAAATGAGGCTTTCCAAGTGACCCCCGCGAGCGCTATTTAACTCAAAAGCCTTTTCGATATCATACATCGTCCCAGTGACCGAACTCAACAATTCTGCAAAAAAGAAAAGTTCCCGTCTCTGAAAAGATTCGGAGCTCATGTCTATTTCTGCACCATATATTGCGCTCAGGTTATCGTAAAGCATTCTAAGGATGTCTTCCTTGTTTTTAACAAACAAGTTACCTTCTTCGTACCTTATTAGATTTCTATCGTTTGCCATAAAGTATCTCCTTCTTGCGTTATAATCTCTACTCTGCACTCGTAGGCCAGTTTTTCATTAACATTACTTTCAAAAGTGTTAATTCTGTTGACCCCAGGTATTTGCAGAATTAATTCAGTTAATAATAGATCAACGTCTGCTTGTCTTTTTTTAAACCACGAAGGGGCCCCATAGTAAGCCAATTCCGGTAATTCCGATTCGGCGAATGATAATTCTCCGCGCTGCGTCAAGAGCACGTCAACCAAGCGCGCCTCGACCGCTTCCTTGGTGTTTTTACTATAGTCATTTGAAAATCTTCCACTTGTGCTATATTCAGGAGAAATAGATTCATACACGAAGTCGGAAGAAAGATCTCTGGTATATGAGTTCGGTTTACCCTTTAACCAGTCAATAAAACTGTTTTCATCTTTGAGAACAAAAACGTGACCCTCATAATCCTTATCTTCGTCATTGATAGCTGATAATATCTTAATTCTTTTTTCTATTATTAGTTTTCGTACTCTCATAACTCTCCTTTATATTATTATAACATATTATCCTTGCAAAGATAACGCCTTTTCTAAATCTTTGTTTGTCATTAATATATCTACTATCACGCAGGATTTATCAATGCCTCGGGTTGAGCGGTTTGATTTGTAATTGTTTGGCTCAGATTTTGTAATATTAGTACTATTTATATAAAATTCATAATAAGGGCGCATTTCTTCATCAAAATAAACAATATAAACAAGCACGCTTCCTGTATCTGACAAGAGCTCCCCCCAATAGGAATATGACTCAAGCAATTGTCTACCAATAAAAAATTCAGTAATTTTCATCGGCGGTGTCTGTATGTTTTTCATTTTTCGCTCTTTGCCCTCATTTACCAGATCATTAATATTACGAGAGGGTATAGGGTATAATACTAATCTTTTACCTTCTTTTTTTAACAGCGCCAACGATGCAAAAGCTTCGTTACGTTTGCTCTTAACATGAGTGGCTTCGGTTAGCCGCCGGTCATCGCGTTTGAGGGTTTTTTTGTCCATGATTCTCATAATTTAATTTTCTCCATATATTTGATTTGTCGCAGTAAATCTATTGTATTTGCTGTAAGAACGAGCCCGACAAGAGACGGTAAAACGATTAGGGTAATTTTCCAACGAATAGCGCACCTCGGTAATTAGATATTGGTGTGAGGGATCCCAAGCCCATACAAAGGCGCTATCGTTACCCATCGTTGAAACCCATTTATTATCTAATCTTACCAACCGACCTGGGACCAATGAGTCATGATAAACATGATTGAAAGATATTTCTAAATCAGAAATTGTGGGAGCGTCCAACAAACCTGTTTCCGGTCCTATATTCAGCGCTCTTATTGGTTCATTGCTAGAAAAAATACTAAATAGTCCGTCGCTGTTGTTTTCAGAAGCGGTTAATTTATAGTCAAACCACGCGGGTGTATTTGCCCCTATCGGCTTACGCTCGTTTACTAAAGTAACCAAGTCTTCTATTATTTCGACCGGTGATTTATGGGCATTATAAGATTCTTTGATGTGAATTTTTTCTAAATCTTTATCTAAACCGTTACGCAGGTTTATTTTTTCACCGTAATGTATATAAATCGAATCCTCTAACACCGCTAGCGCCTCTTTAATAGCCCACCCGTTCATACTCGAATGCATTGTTATTGGAACCACCATGTTCGCTAAAATATCGCTCGCGCGGGTGAGACATATAAACTCTACCTCGCGCTCGACAGCGCTCGATTTACCGACGTTCACCATCCGTATTTCGCCGTTAAAAACAATTGTCGCTTTTTTGTTTTTTTCTTCTATCTGCACTCGGATGTAACGATAACCTCGTGATAATGCATCCGCCAGTAGAGCATAATTGATGTTATGTAATTTAATTACAAAATTATCCTGTTGGATACCTATAAACTTGCTGCCCCCTGCGGTTATTTTTGAACCTCTAAAAGCTACACTATTATAATATTTATCAAAAAGAACTACTACTAATTCTCGTTTTAAATATGCGCTGCGTTCATCGTATGTCATTTTTAATTAGTTAATTTCCTATCTAAAGTTATTGCCCGTGACTCATTAACCCAAAGTTGCAAACGCTCTTTTATTTTTTGCCAATACACTGGGTGAATCCAAATAAAATTCATATACATCAGATAAGTACTATAATTAAGCAGAAATCTAAACCCGTGCGTAGAAAATGTCGCATTGTACAAATATCCAAGAGAATCATCACCTAACAAATTAACCACCGTGCCCCACTTGTCTTCTTTCACAGGTCTTAAAAAACTCCAACCCTTTTCTTGCGCGCGAACAGCCTTCGACTCTTCATCCAAAACATAATGAGAACCCCCGCTGACAAAAAACTTATCACCGGAGAATTTTTTTTTCATTAATTCGGCCGCAGGATGAGGGTGTCTTCCGTACGCTTCTTTTTTTGATAATAAAGTATCACCTTTATCAGAAGAGAAGAAAAGCCATATTTTATACCCACCTACAAGATAATCCCTCGGGGTATTGTGCGTGCCTACTCTTTCTGTTTCCTTTCTGGCAGAAAAATTAAATACTATATGAGGATGGGCATCAATAAAGTTTTCTCCGGTTCTGTCCAAATAAGAAGTTAATGTGTTTTTTGTTGTAGTAACGGTTATATTTACTGGTTTGTCCCAACTTTGATCATGAGCTATTTTTAAATCAGCTTCACCATTTTCATTAGCCTTTACCATATATCTTTTCAATTCATAATCAACATTATAAGCTCCGCTTTTTTCTAAAGGAGCACCGATTATCGCCCTCGCATGAGAAGGTAATTTATAAACCATATTAGCTATTGCTCGTTGTATATCTTCTTGACTGCTGGATTTTGGTTCAACGAATTTAATATCTGCCGTTACTTGACTATTAGTTAATGTTTTTTGATCGGATGAATCTGTTTCATCTTTTAGATCAAAAAAAGGATTTTCAAACATCAAAACTTCTTCAAAGTTCAACGAAACCCGCAACGCATCAATATTCTCTTGGCTATAATTAATTTGTTTCAATATATAGTTACGATATATCATTTTCCCATTCTGTGCATATATGTCTAAAAAGATTGCTTCGTCACGCAAGTATTCTAATAACTGTTGAATAACAACAGTACGAGGAACGGTTTGAGAAAGTGTTGAAAAACCCTGCCCCTTTTTCCCACGTGTCTGAGTAGGGTTAATATACGGTTTACGCTCACCGCGAGCAAAATGGTGTTCACCGATTAAACCTTCTATCCGTAAGGAGCCCGGTTCACGTGACACATTTGTCATGCGCTGGCTTCCATCCAAAACAGGCTGCGTAGTAGTATTAATATTTTTTGAAAAAGAAAACCCCGAAATAACATCTAATAAGAATTCGTTATCGCTTAATCCGAATCGATTTTTATCAAACGATTCGTTTTTTATTTTAAATAATGCCACATAAACTTGACTCATAATTATCTCCTAATTCACCATTCCGTATTGATTCGACCATAAATCATTACTTATCTGATTATATTGATTTACCACCTGATGAGTATTATTAGTGTTAGCAGTGCTAACAGTATAAGAAGTAGTATTTTCACTGCGATCCGGTAATTTTATACCAATCCATCCAAGCCACTTCTTAAACATATTATAAACAGCGTTGTTTAGTTGATCAATAAAATTCAAAACCTCAGTTACTAATTGTATCACCCAGCTCACGACTGCGATAACTGGTTTTAATAATTCTCGTGTCATCTCCAGTTGCCGCACCAGTATTTTTATCAACGGGACTATCATATTTAAAATATTCCCTATCAAGGGCATAAGATCTTCTAAAACACCAAAAACAGTATCTATCAACGGGGCAACTGCGTCGACGATTTGTTCAACCGCACCGCTTTCGCCGAGCATTTGCGTTAATTTGTCACCGAGCATATCACGCATCGTTGATAATTTTACTGCAAACTCTTGCCATTTTAAAAACATTCCTTCAGAAGCTCGGTTGCTTTGTTCGATAGAATTGATATGCTCTTCTCGTAGCTGCTGGAACATTTCCATTTGGCTTGCCGTAATTTTACCACTCTGAATATCGCTGAGACTAATACCCAACGTATCTAATGCTCGCTGCGTCGCCGCGCTTTCGCTAGCGGACTGACCGGTGCGCTGCATCATATCCATCGTATTTTTGTCGGTAAACAGACTATTATGAGAAATTGCACTTAAACTGCGCGTTTCAACATGTTCCATTATTTTCATGAAAGCTTCAATTGCTTGAACTGCTACTCCGATAACTGCGCTTAGTTTTTTAAAACCGGCGCGCATCGCGGCTAATTTTTTAGTCGTTTCGCTCGTTTCTTTTAACAGACCTTCGCTTTTTAACTTTTGTCTTTCTTCTGACCCAATATCTACTTTTTTGTCTTTACTTTTAGCTTTTTTTGATTTTTTAAAACCGTCCTCAATACCTTTGACGACAGTCTCTGCTATATCCTTGCGTAGCGCCGCGAGGGCGGCGGCAGGAAGCTTTATAATAATATCACGATCTATTTTTTTGTTTGCCATAATTCCTCTTTATATTATTATAACATATTATTGTTTCATTTTTGATAGAGACCGTAACTTTCCTAATTCGGTGACTGCTGCAATTTCTACCAAGTACAAAAAATCTTCTATATCATAATCCTTAAGATTTTTTAAAGTTTCATATTTATTAATAATCAAAAATTCAAACAAAGTATGATAGGACATGTTTTGGTTTCTTAATTCGCCATGCGCTCCAGCCGACGATAACGCATTCATTTGATTAAAAATATTATTTATTCGCTGGAACGCGGTAAAAAAGAATCAAGCAAATTAAGAATCTGCGGAATAATTGCTGGATCTGTGAAAGATGGAGCCAGGGCATCCACAATGCTCGTGCCGCTTAACTTGTCGTAAGCAGCAACCCAGACCCCTCCTATTTCAGCTTCAACCCAACTAAATAATTCTTCATAACTCTTTGATATGGCGTCAAAATCATCGCTCTCTAAACCTTTACCGTAAACGGTTAAAAAGGCCATTACTTGGGGAGCTTTTAACTGTTTTAACCGCACTTTTACACCGTTAATCGTTGTTGTTTTTTGTTCCATTCTGTTTTCCTCCTGCTATTTTTTTAATTTTTATAACAAACCGCGAGCGTGGTTTGTCATTACCTTTGCTTAATTTATTGGTTAAATAAGCAAATGAGCTATCTTCTTGTTTTACTTCTTTTTCTTGTTCTGCTTCTTTTTTAATTAATATATTTAGTTTTTGTCGCGCGTCTTTTAAAACTTTCTCCATCTCTTCTAAAGTTTTAAATTCTTTTAACAAAGGTAAAAACTTTTTACTAAAAGGAATAAATAGTTCTTTCCACCATTTACTGTACTCAGCCATGATAATACTATAGTTATTGGAGTCCTCTTTTTCTTCGCTTTTATCGTTGTCTGCTTTTTGTTTCAATTCTTTTAAATTGGGAATTGATTTTTCGAATTTTTTAAGGTTTTCATCAACTTCAATAGCTGAAGCCGCTTCTTTACCGCGCATTTTTCCTAAATCTTCGGTCATTTTTCGACCCCATGATTCTAACTTGCTTTTTAATTTTCCTATATAAGAAGTTGCAACTCTTGCGGTACTATGAATACTTCTAAACTCATCTGGCATATATTATTTCCACCCTTCTTTGTTTTCTTTAATTATTTCCTCGCGGGCGAGCGTATCTTCCGTAGTGCTCAGCTCCTGCTTCATTATTTTTTCGGATTGCTCTCGATAATAATTTATATAATCTCGCCGCACTTTTGGCCACCAAAACGGCATCGCTCGTAAAACGGCCTGGGCATGCTTGCAAGCATAGAAAGCGTCCTTTTTTGCCTTATTTGGATCGCGTGGGGCACGGGACTCGCTAACGATACCATAACCCATCTGGTCGGCCTTATACGCAGCGCCCCAGTAGAGGAATGACGGGCAAGTGCAGTAAATACCAACGTCAGTTTCGTTCAATAAATTAATAACTTCTTTTTTATTACGCGGTGCAAGATTGGCAAAATCAAAAAAGCGTAACTTTAACTGATAGCGTTGTGAACCATCTTGTGAATCACTGCTAAAATGTAAGTCCCGCGGATCGTGGGGATCCATCCCATCGTAATTTATACCACGAATGAATTTCGACCGTGCTTGTTGCTGTTGGGCGTTACGTTCTACGAACGCTCGCAACTGGCGTGCAGTATAGTCGCGGCCTTTGTATTGCGTCCGTCTGCTTAAATCAACAGGTATAAAATAAGGTTCAAAATTAGTGTTTAGTTTAATTTTCATTGTTTTACCTCGCTGATTAATGTGCGAAAATGAAATACTTGAATATTGTAACCTCCGGCCCCGATCGTTAACACTTTTGCTGTTCCTTTGTCACCGTGAATAATACCGTTTAATTCGCCGTTACTACCCACTCTTATTGCGGCAACGTCAATAATATTTCCGACAATGTCTGTCACTTTATTAACAAGCGTTTCATATTTACGGGTTGCTTCTTTTTCTAAAACTTCTCTTATTTTGGTTTCCCAGTTCATTGCGCGTTCGTAAGTTAAGAGACTAACCCAACGTCGCGATAACTTACCGTCCCACGTTTTATAAAACAAACGACGCGCTTTTTGTTTTTCATCATAAGAAAGACCTTTTAATGAGCCTTCCATTTCGCGATACGCTTCTTTGTAACTTTTATATGTATCTAAAACGAAGCCAGTTACGCGCTCTACCCACTCATTCAAAAAATCACGCAGCACTTTTATTTCTGGCAATGCTTTATAATTAGCAATTTTTTGCATCCGTAGCTCATGCCGCGCAAGGGTTTCACGAGCTTCTTTTATCTTGAGATAGGTGCGCATATAATCATCAATTGCCCAATCGTTTCGATCTAAACGGCGCTCATTATAAGGCAGATCTCGTTGTTTCATAACCTCTTCAAAAGCCTGCGGCGAAAGCGCTTTTTCGTATTTTTCTAATAATTTTTCGAGGCGTTTTATTTCTTCTTCCTTTTTAATAATTAACTCTCTAATTTTAATAGTTTCCATTTTATTACCCCTTTCTTTATTCTGTCGGCGGTAATAACTCTTCGCCGTTTTCTTCTTCAGTAGCCGGTTCAGAATCTTTTTCTAAACCTTCTTCTAAACGCATTTGTTCAACCATTTCTTCCGTAACAGAATCACCAATTGCTAACTCGTCGCGCTTATTTCTTATTTCTTCTAAAACCATTGATTTTTTATAAATACCCATATCAAGTGCTGTTTTCCACATCTCAAAATGAGCATTGGTGTTTTCAACTTTTTTGCTTTCGGGTACCGGTAAAGAAGAATTAAATATTACTCTAATTGATTCTGTTTCATAACCCAAATAATCGCATATCCATTTTGAGGCTTTTATAATAGATCCCTCTAATCGCTCATGCCGCAAACTCATCAAATGGTCTTCATATAATAATAAATCGTCAAAAGAATTACCACTCAATCCTGTCTGCTGGTCACCGTATAATAACACTTGCGGCATCGGTATGGCACCTGCTACAAAGCGCGAGTTTGTGTCCATTAGTTGTGATAAAGTCCCGATCGGGCCGCCCTCGTGACGTGAGTAATCATCGTCTTTATCAAGAAACAGTAGCGAGTTAAAAGAACGATAACGATTAATCATCGCTAGTTTATTATCGAGCTCTGCCTCCATCTCCGGGGTTAATTGATCACTCATGTATTGTTTCATACCACCCATTTTAATAATTTCTAATGAGTTCTTAGCGAGCGCACTTGTGATCATATTTTTAATTTTTTCGTCGCGGTTTATTTCGTTAAAGAGTCTCACCCCGTCGGGAATACCCCAACCCATTAACATACGGCTGATTAATTCTGGGGCCGCGCCGTTTGCGAAACGCAGCACACGCGTGTGGTGAAAACGAAATGATCCTGCATCCGTCCTCACCGAATAATACTCGGGTGTATTATAATCAATACTTTTAACGTCCGTTACCATATTGGCTGACGGAAAAACTTGCTGCCAACGGTCAGCTGGCAGCAAGCGAAAGGGTTTGCCTTTTTCTAATTTTTCTAACGGTTTTTCATATTCAGTAACATCTTCTTCTTCGGTTAATAAGCAACAAATTGCTCCACCATAAAGACGTGACCATTTCAAAGCTTGAATGATTGGTTGAATCATTTCGCGCATTTTTGTATTAAATAACGAGTGATCAAAACGAATATTTTGGATAACTATTTTTCCAGTTTCATTTTTTATTTCTAATTTATCTTCTTTCAATTCCGGAACAATTTTCCAACCGGCACGAATCATATCCGTTGCTGGTCGATCAATCGCACGTGCAAATACCCAACTACTCACGTACAGCGCTGTCCATAAATACCAGTTATAGAGCATGCCGTTTATATCATAAGAATCAAAAGAGGAAAAGGCGTCGCTGCGACCAATCATCATCGCCGCGTTGTCGTAGGCGTCTTGTAAACGCCGCATCTTGCCAAGGCTTTTTTCGCTACCCTCTTCTTTCAAGTCTTCGATTTCTTTTTTATAGTGTAATTGGCGAGCAGTAATATATTCTTGATTACTGTCCTGCAAAACTTTGGCAAAATCATCAATAGGCATAGCGAATAAATTGGATGGTTCCATTTTTGCTATTTTTGCGATTTCTTGAATATATTGTTCGTAGTTCATTTTTGCTCCTTATTATTTAATTATAATTCATTTTTAAATAAATATCTATAGTTTCCCACGCATGTTACGCCACACTCTCGCGGTTATACCAATTTCCGCTGCGTAAATAAGTGCTTTTATCATTTCTTCGGTCTCAATATTTTTATCTACTGCGGATTTATTCGAAGTTTTTATAATACCAATCTCTTCCAAAACCCGAACTAACGCAGCTGTTAATGGTTCTTTTGCTTCTAAGGTTTCAGGAATATCTTTCACCCACTCTTGTAAAAGTGTATGAGGCTCACTGCTTGTAACTCTTAACCAAGTACCAGCAACATACCGCTGATTGTTCCATTTTTTAAGGTGCATTTTATCTTTCGTCAAATAATAACGACTGTTTTTAAAAGCATATTCGATTTCTTGGAAAGCATCAGTATATTCGGCTATCTTATTTAATATCAATAAATCCCATTCCGACTCCGAAAGATAATCAATATTGCGACTATTAAACTCATAAAAATCCGGCAATACATTAACTAAGTAACTTATAACCCGTGCACGATTTTCGTTAAATTCTACATCATCGAGTTCACTTGTGACCTGGGTTAAACGTGGGCGTTTCATATATTTTTCTAAAAAGTTTGACGCGTCAACTTTCGCTTCACCTTTATACAAAAAGTGCCCCGTCAGGCGCACCATGCGGGCGCCGCTTATTAAACAATGTTTGGCGTCATAATATTCAATACCCAAAGCACTGTTCTTTACATAATATCGCTTGATATCAAACGGTGTATCGGTCTTAAATAAAATTCTTATACCGGTCATACTCGGCGAAAGTTCTGCATATGCCCCGAGCTCGTTTATAATATTTAATGCCAGCATGCTTATATGCCCGTCGGTCAAACAATTGTCGATATCGATCGCCGATATGTTTGCGCTCCCGACTTTTAAACCCAAAGTCCAGCTAGGGTTTTCTTCAATCACATTACTCACGTGTTTAAAAGAATAAAAAGGATCCAAAGCACTTATTCTTAGTTGCTTAAACGGATCATACGGATACTTCGTGTTAGGTAACGTCACACAAAATTCGCCTTTTTTAACAAACTCTGGTAAATCTTTAAATCTTTTAGAACTCATAACATTCCCCTTTTCTTTTAAAACAAATAATATTTGGTCGTCTGATAATTATCGAATGGTTGATAGACCAGCTCCAGCGGATGATGGAGCTGACCACGCATCTCCGTTGGTGCTTCCAACCTCACACGTGTGGTGATTTTTAGGACACTCGTTCTCGTAACTTAAGGCTACTCTTATTACAATTACGGCAAGTGTCTTTTGGTAGCGGGCGATAATTATCAGACGATCTACGACAATATGCCGAATAGTTGATAGACCCGCTCCATCGGATGAGGGAGCGGATCCCGCGTTCATGCGGTTGAACTTCATTCAACCCAAGCTCCGCGGGAGTAATTTTTGGACACTCGTTCTCATAATTTAAGACCACTCTTATTACAATTACGGCAAGTGTCTTTTGGTGGTGAACGGTATATTGCCTTTTATAAGATAGACAATTAATATTTATCTTATATATTAATTATAATATATAATTGATAAAATGTCAAGAATAATAATTATATTTGTTTAATAAATGCGCGTTCTAATTTATCATCGGTATCATATACATCACCGTAATAATTTTCATCATCAACCAACTGTAACCAACGGAGAACACCTAATAATGTTTCCTTATCACCGGTGACCTTATTATTTTTTAATACGATTTCTGGCCACCGTTCTTTAATTTCTTTTATAAACTCCGGGTTTGTTTCTACATTTAAAAAATAATAATCGCTAGGGACCTCAACACGCAGCGACCGCTTATAAATATCTACTAGTTCGTCTACGTCTTCTAAATCCAGATTTTCATACTCCGAAAATAATACTAACATATCATAAATATAATTTTCTTCCCAACCCAAATACAAAGACGGTTCGCGGTCAGCGGCCTCATTCATTATACGTTCAACCCAGATATTTGGTTTACCACCCAAGATAGATAAAATATGATCAGTGTAACCATGAATATCTCTTTCTTGTAAATAATTGTCTACTGCATCAAATGTCTGTGCTTGTTGTTTATATTTTGTCATATTCACCTCTTAAATTAATTATAGGATATTTAATAAGAAAAAACTACTTATATTTTACTTCGAGCGAAGCAAATAGCAATCCTTGCGAGCTGCGCATAATAACTTTATCATACAATTTATCACAAAGAGCCTCCCCATCAATCCCATATTTTATTCTATAATCTAATTTCCAACTGCTATCTAACCATTTAATCATTCCGATTTCGCTGAAAATAGCTATTACATTCCAGCCCCAGTTAGCGCCGGGCAAATACCAAATATATCTATTTTCGCCGAGTTTTAATAGTTGATCAAATACTGGGTCCTTTAACTGGAGCGTCGGCGACATCCGCTGATAACCCCAATCGGTACGGCTTAACATCGCTAATCGTTTCGCTTCTTTTCTTGATAATTTTTCCCATTTTAGTTTCTCTTTGTTTGGTAAAAGTATTCTTCTCTTATTGAATACTTTGGTAAATTCCTCGCGTGTATAATCAAGCTCTGCAAACATTCCTTCGTCACGAAAACCTATGTTATTAGCCTGCATATACCTAAAAAGATGATCAAGATCGTAAAAATATCGATCTAAAAAATTAACAAAAATAAGTCGCATTCGCCCCATTATTCTGTCTCGTCCTCGTTAAGGTTGCTTTCGTAAATTGCATAATCAACATTAATTATTTTTAATAACTTCATAATATGATCATTATCCAGAAGAACAGTGTTTGCATTCAATATTGCCCGGCGTTCGTTAACCAACTGCGGCGCAATCTTCTTAATTTGTTTATAAACCTCTTCATAAGCAATCTCGCTGTCGTCGACATCAAGATAACCTTCGATGCGCCGACTTGTGTCTCGAACAGGTTTATAAATAACGATGCTACCATTAATATTTTCTAACTTGAAACGCGTGCCCTTCGTGATGTGTTCGACAAGAGTTTTGGACCAGTCGCTACCATCAACAGCCTCGTTCCAACCAAAAATGGTTTCTAAAACATATTTAATATTAATTTCTTGGCGCATATTTATACGCCAGTACAATTTTTCAACATCATTTTCAAATATTAAAATAAAATCTTGTAATTTTTTATCCTGATCAATACCAATTAACTTATAATCCCCTATTGCGGCTGATGCTTTTAATTTGCGGCTGTCACCATCATAACGAACATACCCTCCTTCGGTGCGCGCACTTTTGAGATTTAATAAGTTTATCATAAACAGGTTCATTTGTTCATCAAAATACGGAGTAGAAGGCTCAATAGCAAGAGAACGCCCGCTCGCCATTTGTTTAATTCCTCCGCTCGCGGTCATTAATAGGTGAACCAGATCGTCATGCGGCTTATTTAAGTTGCCATGATAATCCGCCCATTCGCTGCTCTTCCACGCTGTCAATAAGTCACGTATTGGTGCGTTGTGGCGCACGGCCCAGTCTTTCATATCGTAAATAAATAGTTTACTAATATCAAAACCTTCGCTCGCAAACTTACGAATACAATAATTCGCTAACCAATCTTTGTTTACTTGTTGTCTCACGCCTGCACCGAAGTCCGCTCGGGTATCAGGCCAATCCGGTGCCGGTTTCGTCGCATTTAACACTTTGATGCGGCGCGTGAGTGCCCTATCTTTAAAGAATTCCGACGATAATGCATTCGTCGTAATATAAGTAACAAAGTTTGTTTTCACGTCGTAAGGTTCCTTTTGCATCGGGCGAATATTTAATACGTCGTTACCTGTCAAGGCTTTGAATTTACCGATAAAACGCTCATCAACCGCGCCACTTTGTAATTCGTCGAAAAACAACATGCGTTTGTTATAAAAACCGGCCGAATAATGAGTATCGTTTAAAAAGGTTTGTAATTCCATAGAGAATGAACTTGCTTTTAAATCATATATCAATCGCGCTAACGTGGTTTTACCATTGCGCCCAGTACCGAACATAATCAGCGTACTTGCCTCTTTCCGCTCGTTCGTTAAAGTATAACCAATATAGGATAATAAGTCGTCATAGCGTTGAAGGGCCCAAACATCGGTTGTGTCGTCTTTACGTACCCCACTCACACCTTTTAAAAGTGCCTCGAGAAACGCGTTTGGTTTAAGTTTTTTATATTCTTTGCTATCATCATCATACCAATTAGCATCAATAGTGTGAAATATAAAATCATCGGCACTGAAGGGTCGAGATGTCATCGTATTTAAATCAAGCACGCGTTTATTTTTGAATAATAATAAATTGCTGTCTAATTCTTCAATTACTTCGACGTATTTCGGATCATACAAGTAAGGGATGAGCGAGTCCATAATTGCGCGTTTAAATCGCTGTGAATATTTTTTCGTTTTCATCGATAACATAATATTAAACGTATCATAGTCTTTAATATTAAGTTCAATCCATTTTTGCAATTCAGGATTAAAATAATAAAAAGTATTATTATATCGCTTGAATGTATACTCCGATAAATACTCCTGTGCCAAATCATCGGGTTGATCATCCTTGTTTTCTTCTTTTTGTTTCAACAAATCGCGCGGAAAGACCGGTAAATCCTGCAACTGGGCAGGTGCTGTTTTGGGGTCCATAACCGCACTACCTTTTAAATGTAGTGCGCAATATTGTTTGTCGATAAAAAAACCTCGGCCGTGGTTTTGACCCACGTGTAACGCTGCTTGAAAGAAATAATAATAATTTTCTTTGTCGCGTCCCACACACTCTGTGAGATCATATAAGTTTTTATTTTCCCTACGGGTGATCACAACAGCCAAAGGCGCCTCTAATTCAACAAGCAGACTTTCCGAATTACTTAGACGGGTTTCGACATTTAACAGGGTGTTTTCTTCATTTACTTTTACTCGCATATAAGACTCCTTTTACATTTATATTATACCATATTCTTACTTAAAGGTCAAGCAATTCATTATATCGTTTTATTTCGCGCCTAATTATACCAAGCGCTTTTTTAGCGGTAATATTGCCACGGGCGTTTGCCTTTGATCCGCCTATCAATTCTAATAAATCGTTCTCCTCACCTGCTGAGTATCGGTGTTGAATTACAGATATAATGTTTTGTTCTTCGTGTAAAACTCTAATTTGAAACCCCTTACTGTCGCCCCGTACAGTAAAACTATGAGGAATATTATTTTTTTCCAATAGCACTAATAATTTAAATATTTCTCTATATTTTGTTGTAAAAGATAAAATTGCCATATAACTATTTATTTGTCCTCCCAAACTTTTTATTTTTATTTTCTAAATCTTTATATATCATAGATATTACTCATCACTTAGCGTTATAGCGGTAATACTGCCTATCACACTAAACCTTGAATATATGAGTGTAAATATATTAACATTAGGTTCTACTTGATATATATCATCTACATCTATAATTTTGATAGGTATATTGGTTTGGTTGCTAATTGGTAATTGAACCATATGAGAAAACTTAACATGGTATTTATTCATTTTCTAACTCCTTTATTTATCTTCCAACTTACTAATCAACCCTTTTGATAAAAGCAATTCAATGCCATCTTTATTTTTTGCCTCGTTACTAAGCCCAAGTAAACTTCCATCTTTTCCTAAAAAATATAACTTAGATTTATCATTTGATATTTCTTTCATTGCTTCTGTGATTGAAAATGAATATTCGTTAATATCACCAAAATATAAAGTTTCGACAGGTTCATCATAGTCATCTAAGTCTTCTTTAACTAAAAATGATTTCCCCCTGACCACCGCGGTTCCAATACACTTGATTTTGTCTAATCTGTATTTTACACCCATAACACTTGCAAGGGTTACTTGTCTTGTTATTTTTTCGCCATCTTCGGCTTTATAAACTTTATCTGTATAAAAATCTAATTTACCAGACATTGTAAAAACAAATTTATATAATTCAACTTCTTTATTTTTCTTTAACATTTCTGCTACTTGTTCATAAGTCGATTTCATTTTCTAACTCCTTTATTTTTTCTAAAATGTGTAAATTAACTTGTAGATTTTGATTTACTAAGCGTCTATACAACTGTAATAACCTCTCTTGCTTTTTAAGGCGTTCTAGTTCGTTGAGAGCTTGTTGTATCTCATCGATGACTTTTTCATCCGCTGTAATAGGTAATAAATGTGCTGACGTTGATGTGTTGATTACTACTTGTTTCGTAATAATGTTTTTATCTGTTGCTTCTTCATAAATTGATTTACTCATTTTCTTTTTCCTCCTTTATCGTGAATGTTGCCGACGACAGATGCTAATTCATTTGTAGTCGAAAGGTGATGAAAATTATTATATGCATCAAAGAAACCAAAAGCGCCAACAAAGTAAACAACGACACTGGGTTCTTTTTGCCAATATTCTTTGATTAAGTCACCTTCGTAAATCTTAACACCATTTTTGTCTTTTAGTCCTGTGTATTGACCAAGTGTGCTTTCATCAATTTCCACATCTTCATATGCTGTAAAATCACCAATATTTGCAATATAGTTTTCTTCATTATCAAAAATAAGATGTTCTCCGTTTTTATTTTTGTGATAGTGTCCAATAATCCATTCGCCTGCAAAGTAATGGAAACCATTATGTTTCACTTTTGCCCTAAACTTAATATCTCTCATTTTATTTCTCCTTAATAATGTTCTTCTCAATTAATTCAAATGTATAACTATTCATTCCTCATCACTCCAGTCTAATCTTTGCCCACATTCGCTACAAAACTTAACAGTATTTGTATGTTGCTCTTCTCTACATTTAGGACATATCAATTCAATACTTTCAGATACAGGCATCATAGGTGTATCTCTTTCTACTAATTTTTCTATAACTTTTAAAGGCTCTTTATAATTCCAAAACTCTTGTAAATCGTCATAACTTTTAAAGCCTATGTTTAATTCTTTATCTGCTATAAACTTTAATCTTTCCAACGCTTCTTTACTTGTCATTTGTCATCACTCCAGTTTAATTTTTGTCCACAATAGAAACAATAGTTATAATATGTTCCTATAACCGCTTCCCCACATTTGGGGCAGTTATAAAAATCGCCAAAACTAAGAGATACGATAGTTTCTAAGTCAACTTTCATCGGTTCATTACGTTTAAGTGCTTCTTCAATCTGTGAGAAATAACCATTACTATCTTTATAACTTTTGATAAGCAATTCTTTGACTTCATTTCTTAAATCAGTTGGTGCATAATCAATTCTAGTCAAGTATTCGACTAAATCACGCAGTTTTTGTAGAGCTTCTAATTCTTTATTCATAATTTATTTATTTTCCTTTCTATATGTCTTCGCTTAAATCGCAGTAGTAATATTTTCCTTTATGTTTGAAAACAATTTCCAGATAGTCGTTATACCCACCATCATAGTTAGTGCTTATGCGATGATCAATCAAAACTATAACTTTGAATAAGGGAAACGGTTGACTCGATACATTATGGTAAATATCTAAATCCTTAATATATTGTTGAGTATAACCCTCGTTCTTTGCAAGTAGGGCTCGATAATGGGTCTCACTAATTTCTCTTGTTTCGTAATTAGACAACAACTCGCTAATAAATAAATCCGTTTTACTCATATTATTTCTCATTCATTTCGTCTTTTACTATTTCTTCAAGACCAATTAATATATTTCTATAAGCCGCAGATGCTCCATCATAATACCCATCTTCCCAAGCCGAAATATATCTTCTATTTACTCCATCTATAATCAGAAGTTCTTTTTTTACTTCGTTAATTAACTCTTTTAATTTTTTAAATGTCATTTTCTTTCTCCTTTACACTTTCTTTTACGAACTTTTGATACTCGGGATGCTGAAGTAGTAAATGCCAATTCGCCATTGATTAGAACTGATAGTTCGTATGGTTTCATCTCTCATCGTCCCAATCTAACTTTTGTCCACAATCACTGCAAAACTTGAAATTAGGTGTCAACCAATTCCCCTTACAACAAGGACACGAACGAGTGCCATCTTTTTCGTAAATCGGTTTCATAGGTTCGTTGCGTTCGAGGGCTTCTTTCAAAATTAAATAGGCTTGTTTGTCAATGTTTCCATAACCTTCTCCAAAACGAGCCGTATCATTTAATATTTCTAATGCTTCTAACCCTTTATTCATAATTTATTCTCCTTTTCCTTTTTAATTTCATCTTCCTCTAATTCCGGGTAGTCTTCTTCCATTGGGGTTGTTTCCCATGACCAACTTAAACTGGGTGATACTTTGAATTTCTTTCCGCAATTATCACATTCAAATTCATCGATGTTTTCATCATATAATTCAGTAAAATCACCAGCATCGTGTTCATGTTCACAAAGCGGACAAATAGCCCCATCGTCGGAATTAAATGTTTGGTTGATTAACCAGGATTGCACTTTTTCCCACCGTTTGCTACACTTTTCAGAGCAAAAATATCTATCATATTCTTCATTATGTTCTTTTAAACAGACAATACATCTTCTTTGATTACTCATTTTCTGTCCTCCTTTTCCTTTTCGATTTCATCCAAGCGTTCTTGAACCCATTCTCTGATTGCTCTGAGGATTTCATCAAACGTATAACCTTTACTTAGTAAGTCATCACTTTCTTTGCTGATGTTTATTAAGTCATCGGCTCCTTTGCTGATGTTTAGTACTTCAATCAATGTAAATGGGCGGTTTGCTTCATATTTAAGGTCTAATTCTTTTAAGATAACTGCTTTTTTATCTCGCCACCGATAGACTGCGAGTTCTGCTAATAGTTCATTAATGTTTAATTCTTCAGTCATTTTAAGAACCTCTTTCTATAATTTTTTTATTTTTCATCATCGCCCCAATTTAATTTTTTGTCCACAATCAAGGCAATCTCCCTGACTGCCTCGATGATTTCATCTGCATTTATGATTCCTGCTAATTGTTTTTTCTCGTCCATTTCTTCACGGCTGTGGTAACCCGTGCGAACATAGAGTAAATTGTTCATCTTTTCTAAACTGTAACCACTTGTGTCGACCAGGCGTTCCAGTTCTTCTTGCGTCGCTATTCCCATATCTACTAACCAATTCCACATTTTTAATTTTTCCATCGTGTCTCTCCCCCTTTACCTTAGCGCCTTGCGCGCTTGACTGATCGCGCGTTTGAATGAAGTGTTCGTTTCATTATTGGTTAATTCTAATAACGGACTTATTTTTTCATCCCGTGTTTCTACTTTTTTGAAAATTATGTAATTATTAATAAAATCGTCCAATTCTTTTTCTTCGGATCCTACGAGCACACGGATCGAGGTTTTTAGGGAGGGGCTCATAATTTGGCTCGCGGTTTTGTTTTCTAAATTATTAACCGTTTCGCTGTAGGATAAAACAACAACGCCCTCGGAATTAACTGACGGCTCACTCGTAATAAGTTCAATTAATTTATCATCGAATTTTTTATAAAAGTTTTCAACACTCATCGACCACTCAATGATATGCTTTTCTTTCTGCTTCTTTACTTTATGTTTGGGTTTAATCCAACCGCGATCGGCGAACGCCTGTAGCAATAAATGAAGCGACTTATCGTGCCGCCATATGTGGAAATATTCCGACGCTTCTGAAATAATTAATTGATCGGTATCAGTATTATAATGCAATACCTCTTTGCGAGGCAATCCTTTCCCGACTTCTAATTCAACAACAACCAAATTATCTCTCTTAATATAATAAACTTCGCGTTTCATAACATTTACCTCTCTTATATCTTATATTTATATTATACTATGTTCTTGATCAAAAGTCAAGTTTTTAGGTAAATAAAAAATTATTTATCTGTAATATCAAAGCCATTAATGTTTTCGTTTGCCCAAGCAATATCGGCCGAAGCAAATTCATTTAATCCTGCGCCTGGTACATAGATATTACCGTCTTTCATTACTTGAATTTTTAATCTATATAAAGCGAAGCGATCAATAATTTTACTCATTATCTCTTTTACATGTTTCTCCTCAAACAAATCAAAAAACAACGAACTTAAAGTAATAAGTGCTGTATTAAATTGCCGCTCATGTTCATTCTTTACCAACATTACACGCCCTCTTATATAAGAAGTGGGATCACCTTTTAATCCTAATCCTGGTGCCGCGTGCGCATGGAATATATAAGGTTCAATCATTGTTTCGGAACGAGTTTTAACCATGTCCGAATACGAAGAATGTTCCAATATCTCAAACTTTGGATTTTCCGAAGTACCGCTCACTATAACAAAATAGACTCCCACTTTTGGTGCCGCTAGTTTATCTAATAATTTGAATTTTATTTTAATCATTGCAAATCCTTTCTTGTGTTAACTAAAAATATCGAGCAATCTATTTCAAACAAAATTACTCTTTAGTATTTAATAAAGTAATTTTGCTCTTGTTAAGTTTTTCAATATTCTATATTCGGTAATTAGTATCTCGCCCGCCCTTGCGGTTTATTGCTGAGGCGGGCGTTCTACTATCTATTAAAAGATCGGAGCAAATGTTTCGAGATCTATTATTGTGTAGCTAATGCGGTCGGCACGCTCCAGTGATCGATGAACATAACGAGCCTCTTCTAAATCCGCTATTACGTTATTCACAAACGCGTTTCTGCCGTAGCTGTTAAAATAACTCGTTACTACTATTGCGTATCCGCTTTCTCCTTTTAAATCACGCAGGCGGAATTGGATGTCTTTGAGCGCTTTTGGTTCATCTTCGTCCCCGTAGTGCTTTTTCATTTCTAAATAATATTCCACTTCGCGGTAATAGCCACCATTTAATAATTTTACCAATTCTTCTAAAATTGCCACGAATGAATTGGCGGTCACGTTTCTTACTGAAATCGCCCCTCCTTTAAATTCAACTACCACAAACGTATAGTTTCCTACTTCATCTAAATACACTTTTTCTACTCGGGGCACGTACCCTGCAATCAGTTTTCCGATTTCGTCGACCCGTTCTTGATGACGAGACCGCCGGTGGACTTTTTTAAGAAAATCAGCGTTTAATTTGTTTTTTTCGTCCATAATGATATTTTTTTTCCTTTCAATTCATTTTGTTTATTTTTTAACTCATCCAAATATCCCAACTTGCGGAATTCCTTAAAGATGAGATTACCAATTTCATATTCGCTCTTTTTAAGAGATTTCTTACGCAAATCATATATTTCATCAATTAAGGTTAAAATCTCTTTTAAATCGCCTTTAATAGCGCTTTTATAACGCTTTTCCCACTTTTTGAATTCGTCCTCGAAAGATTTTTCTTCATATTCCTCTTTTGTGACGCGTTTGGGTTTAAGAAGCCAACCATCATATAAACTATATGCGCTGGTAACATTTTTGTTAAACTCATCTAATTCAACATATAACTCAACAGGTATACCGTAAAAAGCCACTTTATATTTTAAATTAAAATTACGCGCAAGGACTTGAAACAAAACCTCTTGTAACTTTCGTTCAGCGTCTCGCTCGCTACCTTTTAATATAATATGAATATCTAAGTCGCTGCCTTCCTCGTAATAATTATATGCTGTATTTGAACCTAACAAAACAACATCCAATTCTTCAATTTCAAGGCCGAGATCATATAATTCGTCATAAAAGGCGTCTACCACTTTGGCTATCCGTTTTATAACGGTTTCTTTTAATTGTTCATTTTTCCACAGTTTTGGATTGAGTTCATCATGTATTTCAGGCGCGTCTAATAAAACTTTTTCGTCGCCGGTGCGGTCACGCCCCATCAAAATATCATAAACTTTATAAGCATCTTTAACAGGTGCATCTATATATTCAGACCAGCTGTTACTAGCACGTGACCACCCCAAAGAGCCTAAAGATTTGTCTCGAAAAGCATCGTCATTTATCTCTTCTTTGATTATTTGTTTGATCTTTTGGGCAAAATACCTTTTTATTTTATCCTCTTCCATGTCACTATACGGATTACCATATCTATAAGTCGGAGGAAGAATTATAATAACTTTACCCCCTTCTTTTTTTAAATCGACATCTTTCCAATATCGCTCCATGGCTCGAGAGTTTTCCCAAATACCATCCGACATTTGGCCCAAGACAGCTTCAAAAATCCCGTAATACGAATCGCTTACTCCAGTGTTGATGATGCGTCGTTCTTGTGCCACAATTATTCCTCAAATCCTTCGTCTTCGTCTTCGTCGTCGAAAATGGCCACTATTTCTTCAATAAGTGCTTCATAATCATCATCGCTTAACCGTTGTGTAGTGGCAATCACGAATGCTCTAAATAAATCCCCGGCATCAAAGTCGTGAATATGTTCCCGAATTATAACCTCAGGGCCATATTCTCTCACGTCTTCTATCATTTCTCGTCTTTTAGAACTACTCATACATTTCTCCTTTTTTTTTTGGTGGATCCTACAAGGATTGAACCAGCTTCTGCTGATGGCAACACGGCTTGTGCAAGTTGTGCGCCGATGCTCATCGCGTCATCTAACTTCGAATCCATTGCTTTTGTTTTGCGCTCCCGGTGTAATCGGTTAAACGCCCATTCGTTCGGATTTCGTACAAATGCAGCTTTACCTTGTCTAACTAATGAATTAAACTCTTTTTTATTGACACGGAATACTTGAGCGAGGCCGTATGTTTCACCGTGTTTGAGCGCCTGCTCATAACTAACGGCACGGTATCCGTGATTGGCTAAAATATAATAATCATCTTTGTGATTGTCGCTCGCTTTTTAATCTTCAAACTTCACTTGCTCGTCGCGTTCATCCGTATATGGTAATTTTAAACGCCGCAGCGCCTTTTTGACTTCTAAGCGGAAATTACGCCATTCGCGTTCGCCACCATTCATCTCTAATAAATGCTTCTTATCTTCAAACGCTGGATACATTTCTAACGCTTCAATAATAATATCATCGACGTGTGGATGACCTGAATCGTCACGCTCCTCGACGTGACGGTGTACGTCAGCAATTACTTCATCGAACTCCGTATAATGACTGTCGCATCCTTTTATATCAGCAGCATGATCTAAGCCGAGTAACTCCTCTTCGTCTTCGTCGTCGAAAATATCCACTATTTCTTCAATAAGTGCTTCATAATCATCATCGCTTAGCTGTTGCGTAGTGGCAATAGCGAATGCTCTAAATAAGTCTTCGGCGTCTAAGTCATGAATATACAACCGAATTATTGCTTCTGGCCCATGTTCTCTCACGTCTTCTATCATTTCTTGTCTTTTAGAACTACTCATACATTTCTCCTTTTTTTTTTGGTGGACCCTACAGGGGTTGAACCTGTAACCGACCCGTTATGAGCGGGGTGCTCTACCTTTGAGCTAAAGGTCCGTTTTATATGTTATCCTTATAATTCGCCGCTTGTCTAGATCCTCTTGTCTCTTATATTATAATCTATTTATAAAGAAGTTTCTATCTTTGTTGATAAAATTATTATTTTCTTTATTAATCCCACCAGTAGTCACTTTCTTTTGCAATAGTTTTCCAAAAATTGTCACGAGCAATTCTTGCTATTATCTCTGCAATTTTCGCATCCTCGTGATCGTTGTTGTACCAGTCATTATAATAACTAATTGCTTTTCTTATACCAACCAACCGGTCATAGTCTCCGCGCTCTATTCCGTGAACATTGTTACCTGCGGAATAATATTCTTCCATAAATAATAAAAATTCAAATAACCATTCGGTCGCATATTCAAAACTGTAGGGGTTTGTTTTTGCTGCGAGCTTTTTAAGTCGGCGGCGAAAACGTCGCACGAGTTTTTTGTATGCTCTATATTCTTTCTTTTTTCCCATCATTTTTATCCTCTTTTTTAACCTCAAGCATATAAACCGGGACACCTCGTAGACGCATGCGTCTTATCTCCATCAGTTCATATTCTTTCCAACCTTCACTTATTTCTTCATTAATATAAAATTCACCGATGGTCTCGTTCCCCTCATTTAGCTCGATCCACACATGTTGGGGTACGGACTCTTTTAGGTTCTTTAAAAAATCATAGACGCTGACTAACATAAAATTACTTTCCTTTCCTGAATTATTTGGCTGCCTTTCTTAAGAAGTTAGAAGTAAATTGAGTGGGGGTTGACGCATCTGGCCACTTCTCAATTTACTTCCAACGCGTTTAGATCTTGTTAGAAGCTGTACAAGAAATCTTCGGTGAGATATTGACTATATCTGTCATAGTCTTGACTAATAACATCATCGAGAATCTCGTTCCAACGTTGTTGTTCTGAGAACAATTCGTTATCGTTGATCACATAAAGTAATTTTAGTAATAACTCTAACTTTTCTTCTTCAAATTCGGTGTGTACTACGCCCGTTGGAAGTGTTCGAGCAATCTCCCCGGTTGCTAATCCAGCGTCTTTCTCGCTGTTCATGATGTTGATGACTGCTTCAATAGCTAAACCAACTTTGTGTTTTTGTTTGTGGTTCATGTTGAATGACCTCCTCCTTTTATTCTATATACTAATTATACAATGAAACTTGTCAAAGGTCAAGCAATATAGTTGTTTCTTTTACTAAATGTTTTTATTTCGCCCCAAACGCAAAATAATTTTTAATAATCTGAACTAACTTATAGCCTGTCCAATTTCCTATCTTTTCATCCCATGTAGTATATTTACAAGCACCTTCATATAAACTGTATACCTCATAGAAACTATATGTGCCGAGGGGCTTGTCCCAAACCTCTACTTTACAATAGCTCTCATGATCCAAGTAGTAATCAATAATCTCTTCTAATCTTTTATACTGCGCTTCATTGGGTCTGCCATATAATCTAACGCACGTGTCCTCCTCCGGGTGTGTATTTGAGTACTCAGGATAAAACTCTCTTAACTTTACTTCACCGTGATATTCATCCATAACCAATAATGAGCCGTCTTCAAGAATATAACCCGCTGTATATGGCGTAAAAGAATTGGTCTTAACCGCGTCATTTATACTACTGTCAATGTCTTCTTTATAGTCTGATAAAGATCCACCGAGGCGATGTTTATCTGTACTTGGTTCTTCCCATTCCTCTAATTTCTTTTGTCGTTTTAAAAATGTTGTTATATCCTTTTCTAATTTTTTACCCAAAACTAATTCCCCTTCATATTTTTCGCAAAAATTAACGAAGTCAGCGTTTATTATCCAAGGGTTGCTTTGTAACCATAATTTTCTCCCCACTTTTAAATTACGAAAACTTTCAGGCAAAGAAGTGAGTTCGTTGAAAGATAAATCCAAACTGTGCCCCACTTCTAAATTACCAAAACTTTCTGGCAAAGAGGCAAGTTGATTGTCCCCTAAATATAAATGGCTCTCTACTTCTAAATTCCCAAAGTTCTCAGGCAAGGAATGAACACCTCTGTCACCCCAGTAAAAAAAGAGGCATTATTACTTTGTCATAAGTATTTAATAACTCTTCTAATTCTTCATAAGAGATATTACTATTTTTTACTGTATAAACATTTAAATTATCTTTACTTTTCTTTAAGATCCGAATTTTCATTTTATTCTTCCCAT